TTGAGCCTTGATCCTCGGTAGTTGATGTCGCGGTAGCCGGTGTGGTGGGCATAGGACGCGACTTGACCAGCCTTGCGGGGACCACGCTTGGGGTTGCGCATCCAGATGACGCGACCGGACCCGTCGTCATACCCCAAGTCGTAGGGGATGACTTCCATAAGTTCAGCGCTTGCCTTCATGCGAGCCGTCGTGTTGCGGGGTGCCTGCTTCTGACGGGGGGCTATCTCCCGCCAGGGCGCGTCTGCGCCCTCTTCGAATGGGTTTGGCAGGCGGTCGAGGGCGGCTTCTAGGTCGAGTGGTTGGCGGTCGAGGTCGGTCATGTTGGGGTCGCTGATTTTGGGGTTGAGGTGGCTGGTTGCCCCGCCCTCCCCTTCTGGGATTTTCGGTAGGGGAGGGCGGGTGAAGCGCCCTACTCCCTCTGGTGCGCGGCTCAGATCCGGGTTCTGGCGGGCGCTGCGCGGGCCTGGAGCCGATCCTGGTGGGCGCTCCTGTAGCGCGCCTGGGCGTGGGGCCGAATCCCGGTTCCTGGTTGGGCAGCGCGCCTGGGCGTGGGGCCGAATCCCGTGGGCGTGGGCGGGGTAGCGACAGGATACTACAGAATGGGTGCTTTCCTATAGTTATTTTTTTCAGAATTTTTACAAAACAGGACTTGACATCCTGGCCATTAATGTGCTTGAGGGTCGCAAAATATCTAGGTACACTTACACCTAAGCAATCGGGGAATGTCTCCCTGGTGCCAGGGCCACGAGGCCCGGGGCAACTTCGCCCCTACGGTTTACAAAGGTTCGTAACGAACCAAACGCCTAAAGGATGATCATCATGCAAACGCAAACCCTCAATATCACCACCACCCGCGCCGCCATCGTTAAGGCCATGCGTGCCGACCTGGGCGGATATGCCGCCGTCGTGGCCCATGCCGTGCTGGATGGCAAGGCGGATGTGCGCGGTTACGCGGCTGAGCTGCGCAAGGCTTTGCAGCTGGACGCCGCCATGGCCGACCACGGCAAGGCCTGGGAAAAGATGGATGACGCGGCGCGGGACGCGGCGCGTGACGTGTATTTCGCCCGTTTCAAGAAATACGCGGAAAAGGGGGTAGCGATTGCGGCATGCGCGGCTGAGCGCGGGTTGAATGTGCTGGCGCTGCATGAGATGGCCCAGGCGGATGCTATCAAGGCGGTCATTGCCTGGATGGTCAACGATTGCAAGGTGTCTGACGTGGAAACCCTCTGGACTACCTTCGGGTTTGCGGGGGGCAATGCGAAGCGTGGCGCGAAGGTGGAAACGCCCGCACCTGTTGCCCCGGCCGCTACCCCGGCCACGCCCACGGCCGAAAGCGAACCGGACGCGCCTTTGGCGGCCGCGTCCGGTCCTGAAGCCTACGCGGCTACCATCGCGGCTCAAATGCAAGCCATGAGCGAAGAAGACCGCGCCGCTTTCATCAAGTCCCTTATGGCCCATATCGTGGACATGGGCTACTCGGTCCACGCTGAAGCTGAAGCGGTCGCAGCGTAACGCCCCGGCGGGGCGGCGTCCCTGGTCGCCCCGCCTTTCCCCTGCCCTAGCGGCAGGGGCTTTTTTCGCCTCTCTATAAGGCGCGTCCCCTGGCCGTGGGCGTGGTAGCGGCTCGTCCTATACCCGTCCACGGTCAAGTTGGAATTGAGCGTTTCCAATTCCGATTTCTGATCCCCAAAGTTCGTAACGAACTTTTCAAGTCTGGAAATTCCCCATGAGTAACGATCCGACGATTGGAAACTATTCCAAGGTCATCAGCAGCGGCGTGTCTGCGCAATTGGCGTGGAAGCGGGACTTGATCGTCCGCTCCAGGACCGAGCATCGGCAGGCGATTCTGAGCCGGCAACTGATGCGGGAAGAGGTCCGGCAACTGGAGTTGAGCGGCGAATTCGACTGGTTGGAAGAGAAAAGCCAAGTCGATAAGGTGCGGCAGAAGCGCAAAACCACGCGCAAGCGGGTTGAAGTCGCCGATTCCCTGGCGCAAATGGCGGCAAGGTTGAGTGCGGCGTGGTGCCGTGCGTAGGCTGTTGTCTCGGGAGTGGAAAAGTAAGAAAAAGGGAAAAGTCAATTAGGGTTTGCGCGTGGGCGTGGTAGCGTGTTGTTTCTGCGCCACGTTTTAGGGCGTCACGAAAAGGTAGGAGTGCCGCTACCCCGCCCACGCCAGGATCCGGCCCCTCGGAAACAGGGGACGTGCTATCCCTCGCGCTACCCCGCCCACGCCTATAGGGTCTTGGTGGAAAAGTTGGGATTTGGGCCATCGTGAGCACTGGCGCGGCTTTGCAGCGAGTTCAAAGGTTCGTAACGAACCATGCTGCACTGCAAAAGTGGTGGTGGTATTTGAGCCATCCATGATCCGCGCAAGGCGCGCGAATAAAAACCCTATAAATCCCCAACTTTGTGTTGGACCACAAGGATTTCGGCCCACTGGTCAATTATAGGTTTTCGATTTATAGGGTACTTCTGCTCTAACCTATTGATTTTGTTGGGCAATTTTTTCTGGTCAAACTTTTTTCTGACCATGAAGATTCGATCTTCAAAGTTGTGGTGGTACAACCTCTATTTTCTTGAAGTAAAGGACAGCTATTTATAGGGTTTTTTATATTCTCTATAGAGTAGAAATAGAGCATTTGTACCACCACAACTTTCTCCCCGCTCCCGCTCCACCTCCGTCTCCTGCTCCGTCTCCACCTCCTTATAAATCAAGCACTTGCGAGCCTCTTATATGATAAATCCCCCCTCTTCCGCGCTCCTGCTCCCGCTCCGAGAATCCGCGTACCACCCCAACTTTTCGACCCCCTCCAGGCTCCGCTCCGGCTCCAAACCCTGGAGTAAGACCGAGGTTTTCGAGCTTGCCGCCGTCGCCAGCCTCGCCTGCATGGCCATCATCCTTTCGATGGTCCTGTAGCGTCGTGTGGCCATCCTGGTCATCCAAACGGCCTAGCCCAAAATAAGCCCGTACAGCGCCCCAATCCCATCCCCCGCTACCCAGGTAGCCACCTGCCCTAATTCGCCCCTCCCAGCCCTGGTACGCAAGCCCTAGCCCTATTGCGCTATGCTCCGTACCCCGCCAGCTGGCCCGCAGCGACAAAATCCCGGCAAACGTGCCGTGGGCAGGCTCATCACTCAAACGGAACTACCATGACTCAACCGGTTGAATCCCAAGTCATCCCCCAAGTCCTGACGCAAAAGCGTCCGCTGTACCAAGTCATGGCCATGCGCTTGGTAGCGTACAACAATCGCCTCGCCTCCACTCAAGGTGATTCCCGCGATGACTGGTTGAATCGCCATGCTGAGCGCATGAAGGAACTGACCAAGGAGTACGCCCCGAGTGGTAGCGGGTTCAACTCCGGCACGCAGTTTCAACTGCACGATTCCCGTCCTGATCGCCTTGTGTTCGTTACGAACTTTCAGCACATGAGCGATCACGGCTATTACGAAGGCTGGACCGAGCATCAGGTAGTCGTCAAGCCGTCGCTTGCCCATGGTTTCGAGCTGAAGGTTCATGGTCCTAACCGAAACGACATCAAGTCGTATATCGGCGAGTTGTTCGACCAGTTTCTGACTCTCGAAGTCCCGTATTGACCGATCAACCTGTAACTTGTTACCGGGAACCTGAAATGAATTTCATCCAAAAACTCGCCTCGTTGGTCTACCGTCGCAGCCTTTCCAAAGCCGTGGTTGATCAACGTCTGGCCAGCTTGAACCAGCACTTCATCACGGCGTCCCACACGCTGAACCGCGATGAGCTGAAGGCCTATTCCTTCGACCTTGCCGAAGCCGTGCGCGACTACTCCATGGCCGACTTCCAGATAGAGACCATGATGGGTACGTTGACCCATAAACTGGGGGTGGAGAAAGTCACGCTCTACCGCAACTCGATCCACAACAAGATGCGCATTTCGATCCACCAGAGCGTGGAAGACGATGAGCCGCTTAACCACGTCTACATCTTCGAGCCTTCGTTCACAGATGAATTCGAGCGCACGCTTTACAGCAGCGAACCGGCCGGCGTCGGAGATTTGCCCGACGATATGCTGAGCCTCTTCACCACCGTCTTACTCTCCGTCCAGGACGAATAATCATGCGCCAACAATTCAAGATCACTGTCGATGGCCAAGTCGTGTTCGATGGCCACAACGGCAAGCAGGCCCGCGCCGCGTACAACGAACACGACAAGAAGTCTCGCCGCGAAACCGGCTCGCAAGTCCTGATGTTCCAGGATGGTCAACAGGTGCGCGACAACAAGGAGATCCGCAATGCCTGATCGCTACTGGACCAGCGGCTGTGGCCGCTTGGAACTCAACATCCCTCAAGACATTGTGGACAGTGTGGCTCGCACTGGCGACAACACGCCGGCCGCCCGTCAAGCTGTTTTGGACGAGCGCATGGCCATCCAGCTGGCTGCATTGAACATGACAGACATGCGCACCATCCTGCGTGAGTACGGCATTGACGATGCCGAGACCATGGATGACACCACGGCACGGATGTACCTGCTGTGGATGGCGTGCTGGGACATTTTCGAAGGCAACATCAACTAGGTTCGTAACGAACCAATGGGGCAAGATATGAAGATCAAAGCCGAGCATCTGGAGCGCCTGGGAGCGCTCATCAAATGCACGAACCTGGACCACAACCGCGAGCTGTACCGCACCAAGGACTCCAGCATCCTGCGCATCGACCAAGTGAAGGATCTCAACCGTCGCTTTCGCTGGGACTGCATGTGGGGCGACCAATGCGTCGGCCCGCAATTCCAGTTCGAGGGCATCACGCAGGATGCTTACGTCATGAAGCGGCGCGTGTTGGTGGCCGAGCTGTACGAATACATGACCGACGAGCACATCGACACGGCGCTGCGCTCGCTCGTGAAACCACTGGCAGGCACGATCCAGGGCAAGTGCAACGGGTATGAACAAGACCCGAAAACGCACCGCGTGTGCCAGCATTGCGGCCTGCCGCGTGATCAACACGAAGGATGGTGACATCATGGTCAAACGTGCTCAAGATCGTCGGCCTCCCCTGCCCCACAAGGCCAATAAGATCCCGCAAGAGCTGCGGGTCGGTCCCGAGAACCTGCCATGGGTGCGCCTGGAAGACGAACACGGCGTGATCGTCATGGATATGCCGCTCCGCGTGACCCGTGGCGGCAGCTACGACGCCGAAGTGGATCTCGTGCGTTCCGAAGGCGCGATGCGCAAGATCGGCGAGCTGATCGCCGAGCGCTACACCGCCAGCGCCGGCAACATCTATGGACCCGAAGTGCTGATGATCACTCAACACGTCGGCGGCGCGGAATGCGCGGATCCCGCGCTGGGCAAGTTCGAACTGCTCATGTCATCTTCCGCGTCTCCCATGATCCGTTGCGAGCGCACGGGCAAAACCTACAGCCTGAAGTGGGAAGCCATCCTGCGTCTGGCTATCGCGGCAGGAGTGGCAGATGACTGAAGATCAGATCTACCCTGAAGGCAGCTTCGGCGAGCTGGTGCAGCGCCTGAAAACCGAGGTCGTCCCCAAAGGCCTGCTGCCCATGGTCCGGCTCCAGCTGCGCAACCATGGCTTTGTGGCCCAGGAAACGGTCGCTGAGGCGATTTCGCAGCTGGAGGCACATGCCAGTACCTCCGTGCTCAGCGGCCCGCTCAACGGCCTGGAAAAGCTCGGGCTGCTGCTCCTTTTGGACACCCTCCACCATGACCGGACCCCGCCGCGATAGCTGGCAAGGCCTGCTGATGCAGCTGGAGGTGGGCGAACGTCGGTACATCGAGACCGACGTTGCCAACTACAACCGCATCATGCACCGGCTCAACCCGACAGCCAGCCGCAGATCGAAAGGCATGGAAGGCAAAGAGTTCGTCACGAACCTTTTCACTGCCGTCTCCAACAGCAAAGCAGGCGACATTCGCTACCTCGTCTGCGTCGAAAGGAAGAAATGACCATGGCACACCATCAAGATGTGTACCTGCGGCTGACCCACAAATACGTCGGCACGTTCAAGGATCTCGATGACCACGCCTACATCGGCGAGGTCAAGGTGCTGGGCCGGCGCAAGGTCAACCAGCCGGAGGCCTACTACGAAGAGCCGTCGCATGGTCCGGTGTACGTCATGCGCGTCATCGTCCCGAAAACCTGGAACCGCAAGATCTGGACGCAGGCGTTGCACGATGCGTTCAGCCGTCATGGTTGCGCCCACGAGTATGACTGCTGCGGGTGCGCCAACTATTCCGCTGACGTGCGCTTCGTTGGCAAGCGCGAGGCAGTTGTGCGCACGGTCATCACCTACAACTTCTGAAAGGTTCGTAACGAACTTTTCAAGATTCAATCTTCATGGCATCATGTTGGGTGTAACCCAAACGGATGCCTAATGACCTATCTCAAGTACGCCATCATCTTCGTGCTCAGCCTCATCGCCTATATCGTGGGCATGCAGGCTGTGCTCGACGTGAGCTGGTGGCTGGCGGATAACGTGTCATCGTTCCATCTGCCATACGATCTCGGCGGCTTGGCATGGTCATTGATCATCATGATGGCATTTGCCATTGCGGCCATCCCGATAGCGGGCCGCGTAACCAAACCAAAGGTTTGATCATGAAACTTCAGCACACAGACGCAATGATCCTCAAGGAACTCGATCAAGTGCTCGGCCACGTCAAAGGCCAGCCTGTGACTCGTGAGATCCAGGAAGAGATAAAGGAGAAGGGAGCGCCCTTTCTCATGCGGCTGCGCAACAACGGTCACAGCTTCGCCGACTCCATCGACTTGATGCGTCGGACCCTATATCCCACCGAGTGAGGGCATCATGCACCTGATCAACATCAATCTCATCCCAGACCACATCTTGGTCGATCTGCGCGAGCGTGGTCAGACCGACTTCGATATCACCAACTCGCTCGCCTCCACCCTGCTGGACGAATACCTGTCATGGCACGGCATCATCGGCTGGACGCCCAAGATCCTCGAAGCGATGAAAGCCTTCGCCCACGCTTCGATGCGCTCCGGCCGTGAAGATGACGTGATCAAGGCCGCAGCCGTGGCCATGATGGACGAAGACGAGAAGCTGAAAGCCATTCACAGCATCTTGTCCAAGGGCGGCGGTCAAGCCGTGATGATGGCCCACCTCTGGATCAAGAGCGACAGCTTGAACCGTCGCCGATTCGAAGAAGCCTTCCCGCACCTATTCCTCAACTACCGCGAGTAGAAATGAACCTGCACGAAATCCGCGATGAGGTCGAAAGACTTCATTGGCGGATCCACTTGGCCGTTGACAGCGAAGTCTGGGCCGAGCAGATCATCACGGCCTGCTACAACCAATCCGTCGCCACGGTGGAGCCTTACACCGTAGTGCTGGCGGGCGTGGCAGAAATGTTGTACAAGATGCAACTTGACACCTTCAAGGATGAACCATGGATATTCTCCACCCTGCAAACGCGACTCGTGTACTCGGTGTTCCCCAAGGCTGGGATCCGAAAATACACGGAGATTGTTCGCCGCTGCCTGTTATCGAGCAACAACACGGAGGTCACAACTGGATGGTCTCCGTCTGGCGTCCCAGCGAGAACGAGCTGGCCCAGCTGAACGCCGGTCACGGGATCTGCCTGTTTGTTCAAGGGCATGAGCATCCCGTGGTCGGCCTCGGCACCACAGAAACCCCGGTTGATGGAATGCCGGTGGTGCCATGATCACGTTTCGGGACATCCTGCCCATTCTCGCCAGACGAGCCGGATTGCTGACCAAGCTGTCGATGCTGCAACGCAAGTCTCCTATTGACACCAGAGCCGAAGAAGTGGACGAGGTTCGTAACGAACTCACTCGGCTCGAAACCACTGACCTCAACGAACTCATCGAAGAAGAGAAGAACCATGGCTAATCGTTACCCCTTCATCCGCGCTCAAGATATCAACAAGGCCGGCGTCATCGTCTGGGAAGTGCAAGGCTCTTCCGAAGGCACGACCGACGTGGCCAAGGCCACCCCGCTCTCCCAGAACAGCACCGGGTATCTGTCCAGCTTTTGCAGCCTGTACCTGTTGGGTATGTGCCGCCTGATCGCCAGCCGTGGTGGCGAAGTCCACCTCAAGGGATTGCTCCAGCTGCCCGAAGCGCTGGTCAACGAGTCCTCCTATCACGACCGTTACGTGAAGGAGTACCTTGAAGACGCGCCGCCCGGAAAGTTCGCTATTGGCCAGCTGGTCTACTACACCGGCCGGCCGGCGATCATCAAAGACATTCTGGCCACGCAGCGGTATTCGAATGCCGAAGACCACAACGCGGTCCTCAAGTACGGCATTTCCATGGTGAAGCAAGGCACCTACACCGTGGACAATCTCACGGGGGATGAAGGCGATCTCGACCTGCTGCCCATGAACGACCTGCGCGAACGCGCCATTTCCGAACTCCCTGGCCTCTTCTCCACCGTGCGCATGGCCACGCTGGAAGAAGAAGTCCCGGAAACCGAGGAAGAAGCGGCGTAAGCTGTATCTCCCACATCACACATCACACAAGGACGCATCATGACTGATACCGCCACTGAATTCGCTTTCACCATGCTCGGTGTCGAAGGCCGCATGACCCGTATCCCGTACTCGGCCCCCGGCCGGCTTGGCAAGATCACGTACATGCATCAGGTCTTCAAGGCCCGCCGCCAGTTCAACGAAGATGGCACCCGCAAGACCATCGTTGTCGAAGTGCGCTTCGATGACAACTGCAAGAACGGCCACAACGACTTCTGCGTGACCGGCACGATCTACAACCCGAAGCTCGGCATCCGCGCCGATGATCGTATCGAAAGCTGCGGACGTTGCGACGAAGAGATCGCCAAGCACTTTCCCGAGCTGGCACATCTCCAGCGCTGGAATCTCGCGTCCACCGATGGTCCGATGCACTATCCCGCCAATGCGCTGTACCACGCTGGCGACCGTGACCACTGGGGCTTGCGTAAGGGCGAGCCGCACCCCGGCGAGAAGCACCAGAAGACGGTCATGTATGTGGGAGACAGCCCGATCCCGCAGGAGATCAAGCAAAGCTTCCTGCGCTGGGCGATGGCCCGTCTGGACTTCATGGCGAAGACGCCGCGTTCCAACCCCGATCACTACGACTTCGAAGTGGTGGCGGTAGAGTACGTCAAGACCAAGGCCACCGAATACAACTTCACTCCGAAGTTCACGCTGAAGGGATTCGAGGCCAAGTGGCATGAATGCCCGTTCGACACCGAAGTCGAAGCCCAAGCCTGGGCTGAAGTGTTCGACCGGGAATACAAGGCCCGTCGCGCCAATCGTCGTTTCATCCGCTTCGAGACCGTGCCGACGCTCTTTGGCGAAGGAAAGGAACGCGAGCTGAACTTCGCTCGCAGCAGCGCCTGCTGGCCCGAAGCCACCGACGAGCAACTGTGCCTGCCGCGTGAAGAGCTGAAGGCACTGTTGGAGGCGCGTCTGCCCGCGCTGATCGAAGCGATGAAGCTGGACATGCTCGCGGCCGGGTTCAACTGGGAGGTTCCCAACCAATGATCACAACGATCTATCACGTCAGCATCTCGGGAAGCCAGGAGCTGGCTGACATGCTGCGCGAAGATGCCTCGATCTCCAGGGAGCTGGAGATCGAGGTGTACGCAGCCAGGGAGTATTCGGTTGAATCCGGTTCCAACTCCTACGACAAGTGGGAAGAATGGGCCGAGTTCCACAGCCTGCGGCTGGCCCAGGCCTGCGAGAAGAAGCTCCAGGTGATCATCACGGCTTACGAGGCGAAGGCCATTGCATGGCACGCCATGAAAGCCAAAGAACGTGAGGAATGACATGCAACTGAAATTCGTGGACGGCTGGAACGGTGGCCACTGGGAACTCGACGGCCGGCTCGTCGTGTTCGAAACTGCGGCCTTCAACCGCGTCATGAAGGAACACGCCGACGCCGCCTCCGAGGCACATGGCCATCCGGTCCCGTGGCTGGAGAGCTACAGGAAGGCCGGCGTGGATTACGACATGGGACACGAGTATCAGTGGACCAGTCTGAGGATCCGTGCCTGCATCTCCCATGAAGGTGAGATCTACACCCGTGAGATCACCTTCTGGCACATCTCGGACGCCACCTTCCAGCATCTGCATGCCACCTCCGGCATGCGCCACCGCTCGTAATCGGTTCGTAACGAACCATCCCTCAAGGAAGCAACATGAACTACCTCACCGCTAAAGCGTCGGACACCGGCATCATCATCGGCTGCTGCGCCATGGTGCTCTTCAACACCGCCACGCGCCAAGGCCGCTACTTCCGTGGCGAAGAGATCGAACCGATGCGCGACAAGATCGTGGAGCGCGCCGAAGCCACGATGGCCTCGCTCGGCGTCACGAAGGACGATGATGAAGTCAAGCTCGCACCGTTCCTGTGCGAAGCCGTGCGTCTCTTCATCGAAGAAGCGCCCATCTCCACCGAAGAGATCGCCAACATCGTCCTGGGCCACCTCGACCGTCCTCCGATCAAGCTGGACGCGCTGCCCGAGAAACTGGCCGATGGCAACGCCGACCGCCACTTCCTGATGGATCTCATGGGCGTGGAATACCGCAAGCATCGCAACAACATGGGCCGCAGGCTGGCCAGCGTGATCGAAGAAGCCATCAAGGGCGTGCTGCCTTCGGACGGCCCCGTGCCGATGCTGGTGATCCCGCTGGACAAGGACGGCGAGCCGGACATGGACCGCGCTCACGAGTATGCCCCCGGCACCGAGGCATACGACGAGATCGTCAAGCAGGTCATCGAACCCAACCGCGTGCCGGGTAACGGGACGGTCCACTGATCATGGAACAAGTCGCCGACCGCAATCTGAACCCAGCCAACACCGAGGCGGGCCGTTGCCTGTCATTCCAGCAAGGCTGGAACGATGCGCAGCTGGGCCATGCGCTCGGCCAGAGCCACGCTCTCGCTGGCATTTGCCAAGATCTGGATGATGCGTACCGACTCGGTTTCGATTCGGCGCGCAACACCAGCCATCGCCGACGCATCACGGTCCCCCAGGCCACGGTGCGTTACCTCAAGCTCGTCGTCAACAATCAATAAAGGAGCAAGTCATGGGTGGAAAACACAACCCGGAATCCCTCGCCAAGTCCGCTGGCTACGCCGTCGCGGACTCGTCCCAGGGCTTCTACTGGTTCAAGGTGCTGTTCCCGGAGGAACGCGGCAAGACGTTCACGACGGCCCGCGCCGCCTGGAACGACTGCGCAGTCGCCAACAACCTTCTGGACGCCTGACATGGACAACGCCATTCCTGACTGCGGGCCTTTCCACTCGCTGCGCGAGCTGGTCGAACGCATCCGGCTCCGTGCGCCAACCATGGTCCCCAAGATCAACGAGATCTTGGCGGACCATACGGTGGACAACACCGACAAGTCGCTCAAGTGCTGGCCGCTGTCGCAAGCCGTGCTCAACCACATCGCGGCCGAAACCGGCTGCGTGATCAACGGTATCCGCACGGATCACGGCATGCGCTGGTCGGCGTCGTTCACCGAACACCGCGAGCAACTGGAGCCTGCATGAGCGACCTCACCACCTTCGAAGATCTGAAGGTGGGGACGATCTTTCGTCCCCTCCACGATGATCACACCTTCCAGAAGATGAACGCCTCGCAAGGGCGGCACGTCTACCTGCACGAAGGCGTGGGCGAGAAGCCCTTCCACAAGTCCGATGCTGTGTACATCGTCATCGGATGATCTAACCCGCAGCACACAAACGGAGTCATCATGACGCACAAAGAACAGACCTTGGCCAATCACGTCCAGGCCTTGAAGGAATACCAGCAAGCCATTCTGGCGCACAACGAAGCCGAAGAGGCGATGCGCCGCGCCACCGAGGCGCTGGCCAAGGCCAAAACCGGATGGGACAACGCCTGCGCCGCGTTCAACGAGGTCCACGCGGTCAAGTCCGGTTCCGGCCGTCGCCTGGAATTCACGCACAGCCGCGAACAGGTGGCAGCATGAGCCTGCATACCCTCCCCTACTACAAAGCCCGCGCCGGCTCCATCTGCGATGCCCTGACGCGCCCCAGCCCCGAGCAACGCAACACGGTCCCCTGGGCGGCGTCTGTCGTCATCGGTGGTCGGCGCACCAACGGCTTTCGCGCTGCCGTGCTGATGGCCTGCGTGGTCGGCGCGCTGGTTGAACGTGGCCACCCGGATCTCGCGGAAGCCCTCATCAAAGAGCTGGCCAGCTACGCGGAGTTCGAAGGAGCGGCCAAGCCCGTCGATTCCGAGTAGTTCGTAACGAACCTTTCATCACACAGACGAGGGACATATGTACAAGCCTGCAAAACGCTTCCGCTGGCACCGCTTCGGCGATCTGAGCATGGAGAATGGAGGCGGCTTCTACAGCTTCGAAGGCTGGCCGCATTACGTGGATGTCATCCGCGTCACGCCGTGCTCCGATGCTGGAGGCCCGGACAATCAATTCTGGCTTGAACGCGGAACCATCTTCATGGGGCGCAAGCCCGAAGAACTCAAGAACGCTCGTTCCATCTTCGGCATGGACGAGGACGATTACAAGAAGCTCTCCCGCGCCACCAAGCGGCACTTCATGGCTGAAGCCGTGCTGGCCGCGCATGGCATGGATCGTGACGCACACTGGACTGTGCAGATCGGCGCGGAAGCTGACAACCACCAACCGGGTTTCGACCCTATCACCATTGATGAAGTGCTGCGAGGTAATTGCAGCCTGGAGAAGTACGTCTATGAAAAACGCCACGGCTAACGCCCTCCCCTCTTCCGGCCCGTTCATCATCGTCTGCGATAAGCGCCACAACCCGGAGATCAAGCTGTTCATGCTGGATCGCAACCGTGTCCGCCATCGTGGCCGTTACTGGACCGAAGTGCTGGACGACAGCGTGCTGCGTGTGCAGGTCCGCCACATCGCGGATGGCATCGCCGCCAAGCTGAAGTTCCAGAATCCCCGCGTCGTCACGCTGGCTGAAGCCCAGTTGATGTTCGACACCAACAACTCCCTGCGCGGCCACGACGAGATCGACGCCGAAGGTGGCGAATGGGATGCGCACAAGGACTACGTATGAAGATCATCACGTACTTCGGGGTCAACATCCATCCGGCTGACCTCAATAGCTCCGGCATCCGCTGGGTGGCCACGGTGAACGAACAGAAGCTTCGCGCCGATACGCTGGATGGCATGAAGGAACTGATCCGCAGCCGGCTCCAACAACCCGGCTTTGACGCCTTCATCCAGTACGGCACGGGCAATGGTCCGTTCTTGACCAAGAGCGCGGAAGACATCATCTATCAGGCTGTCGAGAAAGATTGCAGTCTGATGGTCCGGGGCATTCCGACGAACTGGAAGATCAAGACCAACGGGCGATGGCATCGTCTGTACATGAACATCTCCAGTGTTCCCAACAACTTCATCAAGACGGTGGAAGGGAACGTACCGGTCACGATCACATCCAAGAAGTTCGATAAGTAGTTCTCAACTTTCAGCACACATACAAGGAGGCATCATGCCTTACGATCATCACCTCTTCCGCAACCCTCTGACGGAAGGCGCTCTCTCTCGCCTGAACAAACTGCGCAACGACGCCGAGCGTAGCAAGCGCCCATCCTGGAAAGACATTCGCAGCCAGCGCCATAACCCGTTCTTGCGCAAGAGCGAGGTGTACTGGGAGCACACCGAGAACCCCCAGGTCAAGCAGTGGGGTGACACCCGATACACCTACTCGACCGGCGCGCCGAAATGCTTCCGTCTCGTTGGTGACGCCGACAAGATCATCCGCCTGGACCACACCGGCTGGTACATGGACGATGAGTGCGGAGCCATCAACGGCACGGCCAAAGGCGTCGTCTTCCAGCTGGTCGGCAAAAACGGGGAACCCCGCTTCTTCCCTGCCATCGACCAGAGCGAGAACAACGAAATCGTCACCTTCCCGCTCGAAGTCACGGACGACAAGGAAGAGGCGGCACGTTGGGCGGACCACTACGCCGACAAGTGGGCCGAGCGCAGCCGCGAGTTCTATGCGGAGGACAGGCGGGAGCGCCAGATCGAAGATCTGGAGGAAGAAATCAGCCAGATGCGCTCCGAGATCAAGGAGCTGCGCATCGACCGCAAGAAGAATCAAGCCCTCATCCGTGAGCTGAAATACTGGCCGCGTCCGGTGAAGGTTTTCGAGGACATGATCCAGCTCCTGCTGGAGAAGTCCGCCAACCTGCATCACCAGATCGAAGTCAAGGAGAAAGAACGTGATCAACTGCAAGATTGAAGGCGACAAGCTGATGGTCGAAGTGGCCATCCCCGACCAATTCTTGATGGACGTGCTCTGCACGGCCATCGAGAGCGGCTACAGCACCGAGTGGGCGCGGTTCAAGAACGCCGTGACCCGAAAGGGCAAGCACACCCACGAGTACATCTCGGTGGTCGTGGAGGACTGGGGCGACGAAGACACCGCCCAGTCCACCAAGACCATCAATCTGGACGCCCTGCGCGCCGCCCTCCCCGGCCTCATCGCCGGCACCCTCAAGGACGAGAAAGGCAACGACTCCAACGTCCACGAGACCTACCGCCAGGAAATCCTCAAGGCGATCATGGAAGACGACGCCGGCAACATCGACGCATGGCGCGCCGACATGATCTTGCAAGCTGCATACTTCGGCGCAGTCATCTACGGCTGAAGCTTCATCCATTGGGAGGATAGTTGCCCTCTTGTCAAGGGGTTATTCTCAACCCCATGTCTGAAGCATGGAGGATAAATTATTTTCTTGAAGATCCAATCTTCCTAACCATTCTGGTGTATTATCTAGTCCACTTCATCATTCAACTTTCAAGGATAAACCATGGCTCTGAACAAGGCCCAGAAGAAGAAGTTCATCACCGACCTGATGGACAGCATCAAGAAGAAGCTCGTTGCTGCTGTTGACCACATGCCCGAAGACTGGGATGGCGTCGAGCTTCGCTACCACGCCCAGCGCCAGTTCGATGACGAAAACGTCGCGCACGAAATGCGCGGCAATACCGGCCGTGGCCGCGCCTACGCCGCCGAAGTGGCCAAGAACCGGAAGATCTAATCATGCTCCGCTCTCCGTCTGCCCTGCATCGCAATGCCGGTCAGCCGTGGAGCGAGGCAGACGACCATCTGTTGAAGGTCTACTGGGAAGCCTTTCATAACGTGCAGTACATCGGAAGGCTTCTCGGCAGATCTGACGGTTCGATCACCTCACGCCTGCATCGCCGCCATGCCATTGAATGGTGGATGGGCGCTCCCAAGCTGAATCTGAAACTGGAACAAATAATGAACAACAACCCTCTGGTTTGGTCGGACTCCGACCAACAGCTGCTCGACACGTTGAACGCCCGCAAGGAAGCGGCCGAGCAACGCGCCTTGGAAGAACGCAACAAACGCTTCACCGCCGCCGTGCAGATGGTATCCACCTTGATGCCCTTGCTGGCGACCGAAGGTGTCGCGCCGACGCCCGAAATGATGGCGCAGATCCTGCTGAACAACTCCGATCTGGTCGTGGCCACCCTCGGTCCCCAGGCCGCGCTCGTCGCCGCTGGTTCGCCCCAGGCCGACGTGCTGCTGTCCAAGGCACCCCAAGGCTTCGTGTGCCGCCAGAGCGCCATTCGCCGCGTCCACCAAGCCATGAACTCCATGGGTGGCTCGTTCACCTACGCCGCCGCGACCCGGGCGCTGGACGCCATGGTCGATCTCGGCCTGATCACCAACAACGCTCGCGCTTCGAACCAGTAAGCGCAGGCTTTCCCCGGCCAACCCTGGCCATCCTTTCTTCACCACCCTTCCCTCTAGAGGAACTTTCGTATCATGACGACCCCTGCTACCGACACCACCAAGACCAACAAGACCAACGCCGCCCCGAAGGCTCCCGCCAAGAACAAGGGCGGCAATGACGGCAAGACCCCGCGTGCCATGCGCGGCGCTCCCAAGCCCACGGCCGAATGGTCGCAGGCCCAGGAAGAAGCCTTCGCCAAGATGCAGGCCCAGCGTGAAGAAGCCCGCAAGATCCGCGCCGAAGGCCTGGGCCGCGTCCTGGACCTGCTGCTGGCCGGTATCCAGCCGACGCTGCTGAAGGAAGCCGTCGAGGGCCGTGAAGCCGAAGTTGACGCCGCCAACGTCGTGATCACGCCCGCCGTCGAAGCCCAGCCGGCCGTGACCGAGCTGCTGGCCTCGCGTGAAGAGCTGCTGGCCAACATCGAAGCCAACGGTAACGCGCTGCTGACGCATCTGTCCACGTTCTTCAAGCTGGATCCCATCCTGCTGAAGACGATCTCGGGCGAAGAAGCCGCCAAGTAAGCGCCGGCCTCCGGGCCTTGCAGTACAGAAGCCCCGGTGTGAAAGCACCGGGGCTTCTTTTCCGACCAAGGAATCATGATGGCCAAGTTCGACATGGAACGTCTGCTTGAACCGCAGCACGGCAAGACCCCATGGAATCCCAGCCGCAAGGCTGTAGCGAGGGTGAAAGACCCTCTGCCTGCGCCGACCGTCTGCCCGCACTGCGGCGGAAAGGTCGAGTGCGTCAAGAATTCCGAGATCTACAACGGCATGGAGTACGGGGACTGGCCCTGGGTATTCCTGTGCCGCAACGAGCACTGCGGTGCGTATGTCGGTCTCCACCCGTTCACTGGCATTCCCCTCGGCACGTTGGCCACGTTCGAGATCCGGGAAGCCCGCAAAGTGGCCAAGAGCCACTTCAACAAGCTGCACTGGCCCTCACATACCCGCGCACCGTTCAAGGACCGCAGCGAGGCCTACGCATGGCTTGGCAAGGCCATGGGCATCTCAGCCGCTGAATGCCATTTCGCAATGTTCGACGTGCCGCGCTGCATGCAGGCTATCGAAGTCATCATGGAGAAGCTGAAATGAAGCAGGCCTATAAAGACAAGAAGTTCCGTGCCGAGTCGCTGGCATTGATCAACATCATCCACGACATCGGCCGCGAGTACGAAACGATGGGTCTGATCCTCACGACTCGTCAGGCCTACTACCAGCTGGTGGCCCGTGGCCACGTCGAGAACACGATGCGCAGCTATAAGCGCGTGGCCGACTTGATCAATGAAGCCAAGATGGCCGGCCTGTTGGACTGGGACTGGTTCGAAGACCGGACCCGCGAATTCCAGCGGCGTGGTACGTGGTCCACACCCGCCTCCATGGTCAAGGCTTGCGCCCAGCAGTTCTACATGGATATGTGGGCCAACCAGCCGCGCCGCGTGTTCGTGATCATCGAGAAGGAAGCACTGGTGGGCGTGCTCACGGATGTGTGCCATCGCTTCGGCGTGCCGATCCTCGCGGCCCGTGGCTACCCATCCTCCACCGTGCTGCGCGACTTCGCCGAGACCACGTTGCGCCGTCAGCGCTCGTTGATCCTGCACCTGGGCGACCACGACCCCTCGGGCATCGACATGACCCGCGACCTCACCGAGCGCCTGGAGATCTTCGCCGGCTACCGTTTCGAGCTGCGCCGTCTCGCGCTCAACATGGCCCAGGTCGAAGAACAGAATCCTCCCGAGAACCCGGCCAAGACGACGGATGCCCGGTTCGAAGCCTACGCCGAACAGTTCGGCGAATCGTCGTGGGAGCTGGACGCGCTGGAGCCGCGCTACCTCTCCAATCTTGTGCGTCGTCACATCGTGGACGAGATCAACCCGGATCTCTGGGTCGAACGCGAGATGGAGATCCGCGAAGGTCGTCAGCAGCTGGAAGCTGCCACCGTCTACGTTCAAGATGGAACGCCAAGCTACGATGGTCAAAGCGCCGTGCCGCAGGCTGGCATGCATTATGCGCTTGAACAGGGAGCTGACGATGACGACGAAGCCTAAGAAGTACACGATGCTGGACATGATGAACACACCATCAGGTCCAGCCGAATATCACCTGATCCAAGGTGGCCATCTCGAATACGCCGGCACAGACTGGCGACGTGTTGGGGCCATGATGGCATGGCTGCGGCAATACCGCTGGGGTGAAGTCAACTTCTTCAAAAACGGCGTCTTGACCGAGACGTTGCCCGAGCCGAAGTATGAAGAGCCGCCGCCTCCTTCCGAAGAAGAAGAGATCCAGGTCACAGCGGCCATGGTCCGTGCAGCAAACGAAGTCTTGCATTCCGATCAAAGTCATCCGTATCTTCGGGTGATTAAACACGCTCTTCAGGCGGCGCTTCGCGCCTACTACGACGAGAAAGCAAACAAAGGACACTGACATGAAGCTCAAGATCAACACCGCCAACTCCACGACCTTGATCCTGAACGATGGCACCGAAGTGCTCTTCTCCTACGAGACGCCGGTTGCCGCGTTCATCCCCGGACGTGGCTACGTGCAAACCGAGAAAGGTTTCAGCAGCACGACGACGAAGCACATCCGCGCTTACACGGGCGGCAAGTGCGACAAGGAGCCGCAGGACTTCTTCGACAACCTGCTTGGGCATCTCTGATCATGGACAGAGACGAACTCGCCAAGGTAGTCAAGCGCATCCTCAAGCGCATTTCCAACTACGGCAACCCGGAAATGTGCTGGGAGTGGACTGGCAAGAAGAGCCAACCACGGACCCGCGTGCGACGGGGGTTCGCTCTCGGCCAGCCTCCAACCTTGAGGGTTCAGAAGGACAGGCCTTATGCCTCGATCCAACACAACAAGAAGTATCTCAACCCCGTGCGAGTGGTGTATGAGTACCTGAAGCCTGAGACCAGCGAGATTGAACGCCCGTGGAAGCTGTTGAATACCTGCGGCAACTCGCTGTGCTGCAACCCAGACCACTGGGAGCTTCTGATCCCTGGCCAGCCCAAACCTGAAAAGAAGAAGGCCGGCGAGCTGGTGAGCACTGAACCTCCAAGTCCCGAAGAGACGATGGCCCTCGACTGCCAGGATCTACTCGACCAGATCTTCTCGATGGGCGGGCCGGCGACCTTGGAAGATCTTCTCGGCCATGCCTACATGGTTGATTTTCCCAGGGAGCTGATCATCAAATGCCTCAACGCCATGGGCAAAGGACACATCATCAATGCAAACTGAAGCCAAGACCACGGCTGTCATGCTGGTCACGTATCCGAAGGGCGGCATGCGTCAGCGATTCTTTGATTCGCAGACCGTGCTGGACCGCTGGAAGACCACCATGACCGTCTTTCAGAAGGTCGGCGTGATTCAGACCTTCATGGTCATGCCGCTCTTCACGCTGCCGAAAGGCGCGGTCATCGAACGGAGATAGGCATGGCTTACGAACTCGCCTCCGACCGTCCGGTGTACCTCGCCGAAAGCAAGTCGATGTGTAAGCTGGTCGATGCTGCGATCTTGGTACTGGCCAGGGTCCACATCGAGTCGATCAACACGTTGAAGGAAGAATGGATCCCGCTCGGGCTGCGTGCTGCGCTGCGGGACGAATCTCATCCGTTCTGGTCGATGCAAGGCCAAGCCATCTTCGCCCGTATCGGCGAGCTGGTCGCGCCTCATCTCCCAGAAGGTGTCACCTTCGGCACTCATCCCGAGATCCCAGAGCTGATCGGGGTCTTCTGCGAAGGGGACGAGAACAACATCAAGCACGCCATCCGCGATATGGCGCTCAACATCCTACGGAGCAATCCCCGTGAACCCTGAAATCCAAACCGAAGAGGTTAAGACCAAGCCCTTCACCACCAAGCAGGCCATCGAAGCCTTGCGCAAGACGGCCAACGAATTGCGCAAGAACCCGGTGATTCAAGCGGCTTACGACGAGGGAGATCCGCGCCCGCCGCGTGAAGTCAACCGCGAGACCTGGATGACTGCCGCCAACAACCTCCTGGATAGTGGCCATCTTTCCAAGGCAGAAAGAAAAGAAGTGCAAAACCTGAAACGGGGGCTGGTGCTTTCGTTCAAGAAGAAGTAACCTTCAACCTTCCATCAAGGAATCATTATGCGTTCTGGCGATCACGTTCAATCCACCTCCTTCCGCGTTGACAACTACAGCCCCACCGTGCGGATGCAGGCCACCATGGGCATTCCTCTTTCCCTCAAGAAAGACAAGTCGGCCCGATTGAACTTCATCTTCATGGGCGTCACCCATGCTGGCAAGCCCGAGATCAACATGGTCGAATGGCTGGCCTCCAAGGGCTTCCACCGCAAGCCGGATTACGTCGTCGCTACCGACGTGCCGCAGCCGCTGGTGGAGCGCGTACAAGAACACGAACAAGTCGCTGAAGCCCTTGCCGGCTTCAGCCAAGACCCGACCGGGAACAACGGGTTCGAAGTGGTGCGGGCGGTCATCCTCGCCCTCGCCACCACGCAGGAGTAATACCGCAGCCGGTCGGTTCACCGGCAACTTTCCAACTCTGGAGTCTTACCATGATGAAATCCCTCCGCTCTCTCTCGCTGATCGCAAGCATCGGGCTGGCCCTGGCCGCAGGTTCCGCCTGGGCGCACGGCAACAACGGCAATGGCAACAACGGCAACCAAGGCGGAGTGTCCGCCAGTGGCCAGATCACGGCCGGCGCGATCTCCGGCAGCGCCAACAGCTTCTCCGAAGGCAGTTCCGTCGCCGCGTCCCAGATCAACGGCTTCGGCCAGTCGATCCAAAACGCCTGGGGCAACTCGGGTGGCCAAGCCAGCATCGGCGGCACCGTGAACTACCAAGGCGCGCAGGTCATCACCAACACCAGCCACTATGCCAACTCCTTCGGTTCCGGCAGCGTGTCCGGCAACGCGCCGATCACGGTGGGCGATAGCATCGCCAACGGCAACGCGGCCTTCGGCCAGACCAAGGTGAACGCGGGTGGCACGGCTACCTGGGGAACGGTCGCCATCGGCGCTGTGGGCGCCATCAAGACGACGGGCAACATCGGCGGCTTCGGCCCGCACTAAGTCCGTCTCGGCAGTGAAAGCGGGGGCCGATGGCCCCCGCTTTTTTCAACTCCAGTTTTACAGGTGCTCACCATGTTTAAGATTTCTTTCGGAATCGCCGCTTTTGTTGCTCTGGTCGCCGGCTTCCCGCTGAACGCGACGGCGCAGGTAGCCGTAAACACCAGCTCGAATGCAACTACCCAGTCGTCCAGCGGCGCGACGAACGCGGGCAATGCCCAGAACATTACCTTCCAGTCCAGCAACGACGGCACGAGCACGCAGAAGTTCGCGCCGCCTGTGGCTGGTCAAGGCTTCTACGGATCCTTCTCGCCCGACAGCTGCATGGTCTCGGGCGGTGGAGGTGGCTCGGCCATCGCCTTCGGCATCAACGTCGCCGTTCCGGTCGAAGACAAGAACTGCAACCTGCGCCGCAACTTCGAACGCATCATGCAGGCCAGCGCCACGACAAAGGATCCCAATCGCTCCCAGCGTCTGGAGACCGCAGCCATCGACGTGCTATGCCAAGCTGATGACAAGACCCGCGCCGCACTCGCCGGCCAGGGGTTGTGCAGCGATGGCGTGCCGCAACCGACGCGGCCCTCGGCCGCTCGCCAGGACTTCGAGAACCTGTACAGTCCGGGCTGATTTTCCTGTGGGGTGTAGCTCATGGAGAGCACCCGGTTCTTAACCGGAAGGCGCGATGCTGACGAGCATTTGGATCGTAACCCGCCACCCCTACCCTTCAACCTTCCTTCAAGGAATCAAGATGAACACCACCTTCACCGCCGTCGAATCGTCCCAGATCACGGGTTACGCTTACGACGCTCGCACCTCCACCCTCAAGGTGAAGTTCACCCGTGGTGGCGTGTACGAATACCAGGGGGTCGAACCCCACGTTGTCGAACACGTCTTCCAATCCACCTCGGTTGGTTCGGCCTTCTCCAGCACGATCAAGAAGAATCCCTCCAAGTATCCGTTCACCAAGATCGGTTGACGGTATGACGAAGGACGAGCGCGACCAACAGGTGGCCGATGGATACCTTATGGGTTCCTCGGCCCCCGCGCTCGCTAGGTCGTTCCAGATCTCCGAACCTTTGGTCAGGAAGATCCTAGCTGCGCGTGGTATCAAGGCCTCCGACCGGGAGAAGTTCAACGGACCCAAAGAAAGGAAGATGAAAAGCACCATCAGCCGAACCCATGAAAAGCTGGGTGAGCGTCTGGCCTTCACTCGTTCCATGGAGATCCGCCAGACCCGTCAGGAAGCTGCGGCCAGGATCGGGTGGACAACGCACAAGCTTGCGGCCATAGAGAAAGGTGTCTTCGATGTCACCTTGACCGATCTCCTGGACATCTCCACCTATACGAAGAAACCCATCGCCGAGCTGGTGCAAATATGACCGTAGAAACGCAGATTGAAGTCCCCTACTTCGGTGTCCACTGGACCGAAACCGGAGTGGCTTACCTCCATCAAGGGCGCGGCGCAGTGAACTTCCTGTCGCTGCGTGCGCCCTCCCCTTACCGCGTGCGTCCCAACGGCGTCAAGACCTGCAATCATATGTTCCCGGTCTCGGCGGCGGTGCCGGATGCGCGCCACTGGGAGCTGTTCCGCCGATACGCCCAGGATCCGCTGGTTCGCGCCATGCTGCCGATCCCGAAGGAACAGTACACCCCTGGCCTGTACTTCATCGAAGACGCCGGCAACGAGCTGCTGCGCCCTCTGTACACGCTCTCGCGGCTCTCCAGCCCGATTGAGCCTATCGTGCAGGCCGCGTGGACACTCGTGAACCCCGCACGGCTCCCTATCGAGCTGGGCCGCACCAACGTGCAACCGCTGGTCATCACGCAGATGACTGTGCGCCAGCACGGCCTGTTGGAAGACCTGAAAGACATCAGCTACAACAGCCGCCGCAATCTGATCATGACCGGATCCCCGCATCTGATCGTGACTCAACCGATTGAAAAGATCACAACGCAGCTGGGCGTCGAGGACTTCGACACGCTCAGCCAGATGCCCCTTGAAAGCCTGGGCATGATGGTCTTGAAACGTCACATGCGCCGAGAAGATGATCCCCTCGGCCCGCTTCCTGTAAAGAGGTAATGCAATGCGCGTCACTCCCCGCCCTCACCAGATCGCTGACTTGTCGTTCTACATGACGAAGAAGCGCTGCCTGAACTTGTCCGACCCTGGCGCGCAGAAGACTGGCAGCGCCGCGATGTATACGTGGTATCTGGCCAGCGAGAAGAACATCGAATCGGCTTGGGTCATGCCCAAGTCGCTGCTGCGCAAGAACCGCCAGGACATCCTGGACTTCAGCCACTTCAAGGAAGATGAAGTCTTGATCGTGGACGGCTCCCCAGGCGAGCGTGAAGAGATCATGAAGAAGGGATCCGGCAAGGTCTTGCTCATGGGCTTTGACCGCTGGTCTGCTGACTGGGACAACATCCTGCGCTACCACCCCCGCATGCAACACCAGACGGTGGACGAGCTGCACCTGGGCTTCACTGGCAACGACTCCACGCGCACCCAGAACTGGTACGACTCCATGAAGGAGATGGACACCTTCCTGGGCATGACCGGAACCATCATCAAGGGCCGGCTCTCCAGCGCGTACCCCGCACTCCAGGTGATCGAACCGCGCTTCTACGGAAGCTACGGCGCGTTCATCGGCTTTCATGCCGTGCGCGACGACGCTTCGGGCAAGATCACGGGATGGCGCAACCACGAAAAGCTGCGCCAGATCTTCATGAACGTGGCCGTGCGCCACACGTTCGAAGAAGTTCACGGGCCGGAAGCCAAGGTCATCATCCCTGAGCTGTGCGATATGTCGCCGGCCCAGCGCAAGGTCTACGACCAGATGGAAGAATCCGCGCTGGTCGAACTGGAAGACAGCTTCTTGTCGGCCGGATCCATGGCGGTCGCGGCGATCCGCTGCCGCCAGCTCATGGCCCACCCAGAGACGTTCGGCCTGAAGGTCGGTACGACGGGCAAGGACGAGCGCCTGAAGATCCACCTAGGTGACGCCGTGCAGTCCGGCGAGCCTATCGCGGTCTTCGCTTCCCTCGTGCCGGAACAGCTCCGCATCGTGGAGCTGGCCAAGTCCATGGGCCTGCGCGTGGGACTCATCAATGGCACGGTGTCGGCCAACCGGCGCGCTGAGATCGACGCGGCTTTCCAGCGCGGGGATCTCGACTGCGTGGTGGCCTCCCCCGCCACGGCCGGCATCGGGTTCAACTGGAACCATCTGCGTGTCATGGTGTTCGCCTCCTTGGACTACCAGGACGATTCGTTCATGCAGGCGTATCGCCGTGGTATCCGTGGTAAGCGTGACACGCCGCTGCTCATCTACGTGCTGGAGTACCGCGACTCGATTGATCAACGCATCATGAAGATCATCGAGATGAAGTCGCGGGAAGCCCACCTCGTGGATCCGACCAAGGAAGTGTTCAAGCTCTCGCAGCAGAACATGGACGAGGAAGCCATGGAAGGTGGCATCTACGACGTGGACAAGATCGCTGACCGCAAGGCCAGCATGGCAACCTTTATGGAGGCATCATGATTACCGGCACCGTCCCCTTCGCCTACATGGTGAAGCTGCATACCTGGAAGGATGACCCGAGCGCCAAGAAGGTCTCGTTGGAGATCATCGAAGAAGAAGTGATCTGCGACAACCATGACGCCATCAGCGACATGCTCGGTGAGCACTTCCCGGTCTTCGAAGCGGCCAAGGACATCGTGGACCTCGATGGCCAACCCGTCGGCCCTCAAGGCATCATGATTCTTGGCCAGCTGGTGTTCCTGAAGTACGACACCGCTTGCGGCATGGAACATGACATGCGTGTGGACGTTGAATCCCACATGCACTGGCAAATCCCGCTTGACCACTTCAACAAGCTGGTTGATTCGATTAACGCAGCACACAAACAGGAGGAAGAAATGATCCATTTATCTGATAAATAGATCTTCCATCCTTCAAGAACCATGGTATGATCTTGCCATCTCACCAGTTGGTGAGAACATACGAAACTGAAACATACCCTGGAGCATTAACATGAGTGACGCAATCGCTGACGCAATCGCCCAAGCCCAAAACGCCGCTGGCGCTGTGGCTTCCCAAGCCGCCGCCCAACAAACCGGCACCGCAGTCTCGACCCAAGTACAAGGCGGCGCTGTCGCCATGCCAACGGGTCAGAAGATGTCGATGGACCAACTGATGGCTGGCGGCATGACCGTTGACATCTGGGTCAAGTGCAAGGAGTTCGGTCTGGTCGTGGGTCAAACCCAGGAACTGGTCTCGTCCTTCAAGGTCTACATCGACATGACGGACGGCGTGGGCTTCTCCTGCAAGCAGTCCATCAAGGCCGGCAACCCCGCGCAATACTGGTCCACCTACGACGGTGCGATGTCCGACAAGGGCATCCCCTGGAACGAGGCGATCCAGAAGGCTGTCGCGCTGGACGCCAAGGCCCGTCCGTACCGCTCGGTGGACGTGCCGATGGTCCTGCTGGAAGACGTGAAGTCGCCGAAGGGTACTGAACTGGCCAAGGCCGGTCAGCGCCTGGGCTACTCCACCTCGACCACGAACTGGGCCGCGTGGGAATCGTTCTACAAGGCCGTGGTGAGCGCCGGTCTGGTGGGCAAGTGCGTTGAAGTCGAAGTCAGCTTCGAAGCCAAGACCAACAAGAACAACAACACCTGGGGCATCATGACCTGGAAGTTGTTGGGCGAGATGGTCCAGGACGAAGGCGGCGACGAGTAAGACGAGGGGCCGCGTCTCAGGGCGCGGCCCTTTGATGGTCCCAGTTGGAAGGTGGACGGTCCCGAGGGGAGCTGATGACGGGAAAGCAACCGTCATGTAAGTCGGCAGGAAACCTTGGCACCTTCAGTTCGGCAACGCTCCATGGTCCGCTATGCGTGCTTTCGCTAAAGACCATCCCGCAACGCTTGGACAACAACTGGGACCATCAAAGGGTGGAAGGATAAAACCTTCCGCCCTTTTTCTTTCTCCCGAGGATGACCATGACCACGATTCACCTGATCGACGGCAACAACACGTTTCGCCGGACCTTCGAAGCCACCGGGATGATGCGAGGCGTGCTGGCTGATATCCAGATGATGTACCCGGTCGGTGATCCGGTCATCTACGTCTGGGACGGCTATCACTCCAAGAAGTATCGCCGCGATATCTACCCCAACTACAAGGTCAAGCGCGTTCGCGCCACCGACGAGTTCTACAAGACTCAAGATCTGTTCAAGCAGGTCTTGCTCCACACCCGCTGCATCCAGGTTGAAGTCCCCTACCATGAGGCGGATGATGTGATTGCAGCGCTCGTGCGCTCCCGTGCTGGCACTGGCCAGCGATTCAAGATCTACTCCAACGACGGTGACTTTCTCGCGCTATGCGATGGCACGAACGTGACCATCCATGGGCGCGACAATGTGGTCTATGAAGCCACGGACTGGACCGAAGTGCGCTTGCGCAAGACACTGGTGGGGGATGCTTCCGACTCGATCTCCGGTGTCTACAAGTTCGGCGACGTGGCCTGGAGCAACACGGATAAGAAGCTATGGCTCGACTACTTCGTAAATTCAACACCGCTCGACTTCGAGATGTTTGCCGAAGCTTTGGCATTGAAACCGGCTTCTCTGAAGTGGATCAAAGAGAACGAACCCGTCCTGCGAAAGATGTGGGACATCATCGGATTCCGCGACGTGCCCGACGCGGAGCTGAAGAAGTACATGAAGGCAGGTATTCCCAACATCGGGCAAATCGAAAACATCCTCAAAGGATACATGCTGTGAAGACCTCCCCCGAAGAACTCCGCGCTGCTCGCCTTGACTTGATGCAAGCCCAAGACCTCATCAAGACCCTCCCCGAAGATCAACGCAAGCTCGGCGAAGAGCTGGTCGGCAAGATCGTTGCCATCGTGCAGGAACACGGTGCCATCGGCGTGCTGGCCGTCTCGACCGCTGGCCTCGCGTTGCAAGTTGCCATCCTCGAACAAGGAAACTGACATGAAGACGCCTGAATACAAAGACCTCTTTGGCATGGAACCCCAGGACTATATGCTCGCGGCCTGGGAGAAGTTGAACCGGGACACGATAGGCCTGGAGAACTTCAACTTCTATCTGGTCGAACGCATCGGCACGCATGCGCTGAAGCTGACTGGGGATGTGTTCGTGCCGACCAAGAAACCGGCCAAGGCCAAGTGGAAGGCCTCCGGCGAGCACAAGATGGAAGTGGTAGTGACCCGTGAAGAAGTCTTCCAGTACGTGGCCAAGAAGACTGCACCGCCCGTGGACCAGGACGAAGCCCTGGCGCGCATCCAGGCCAAGCTGGAGCTGCTGCTGGCCGAAGCCCGCGAAGCCAACATCGTCATCACCGTCGAAAACCGCCCCATCGTGCCGCTGGCCATGGGTCGCTACGAGATGGTCGGCGACGTGCGCAAGGGGCGCGTGTAATGGCCCACCAGACCACGCGCACCTTCCTGCGCGCCAAGATCCACCGCGCCACGGTGACGGACGCCAACCTGAATTACCGGGGAAGCATCGCCATCTGCCGCCGCCTAATGGCGCTGGTGGGCATCGAGCCGTTCGAGATGGTCCATGTCAACAGCATGGCCAACGGCAAGCACTGGGAAACCTATGTGATCGAGTCCGACGTTGAAGGCGAGATCACACTGCACGGTCCCCCGGCTCACTTCTTCAGCAAAGGCGATCAAGTCGTCATCAACTGCTGGGGCCAGACGGTATTCGAAAACCTGATCGCCCCGAAGGTGCTGATGGTTGACGGAAAGAACTACCCGACTGAACTGTTGATTCACGACTTCACCGGCGAGGTTGTGGGCCGGCGCGAGTTCTAAGGAGCTGTCATGTTGGAATTGCAGAACAAGATACTGGTCGATGCTCGCAACATCGACCAGTATCTTCCGATCATCGTGGACGAGGTGTCGAAGGCCGGCATGATCGGCTTCGACATTGAAACCCAGGACATCGACCGTCACGATGGCCTGAACCGCTTCATGAAGGCGGACGATGAAGGCCGCAAGTCGGCGGCGGCGCGTCTGGTGTTCGATGTGAACCGCACCACCGTGACCGGGTTTTCGATCTACCCGGACAAAGGCGAGCGCGGCTACTACATCAATCTCGCTCACGCGGACGTGGAGAACCGCGTGCCGTGGGAAGTGGCCAAGCAGATGCTGGAGGCCAAGCGCCCCGATGCGTACTGGGTCATCCACAACGCCAACTATGAATGGACCATGATGGCCAAGTCGCTGGGCTTCGAGCTGGGCGACAAGGTGCTGTGCTCCATGCAGTTGTGCGTGTCGGCCTACTCGCCTGACACCTACTTCCGGGATCGCTTCTATGGCCCAGGTCTGGGCGGGATCGAGAAGCTTCTGCCCATCGTGCAGCGCGTCTTCGCCGGCTACCAACCGGGCATGGAGATGAGCAACGAACAGGAAGAGCTGCTGTACAAGGTCATCGCCAAGGAGTCGGACGCAGACCACAGCTGGAACGGCTACGTCGCTTCCATCAAGATCGGCTACGACCTGAAGCGTGCGGTGAAGTCCTGGTTCGGCTACGACATGGCCACGTTTGAACAGACCATGGGCAAGAAGGTCCACATGGGCCAGTTGACTGGCGACGAAGTGGCCAGCTACGGCGTGGACGACGCCTACTGGTGCCTGAAGCTGTTCCATACGGTGCTGGCCTACATCATGCAGACCAACCCGCCTGTCTTCCAGACGTATCTGGAACAGGAAATGCCTTTCGTGAAAGCGGCCTCCGAAGTCTGGCAACACGGCATCGAGATGAACACCGACGCGGTGTATGCGCGCCGTTCGGTCGAGCGCTCGTTGGAAGCGCAATCGCTGCGGGAGTTGAAGGCCGCAGTTAAGGGCTTGCTCCCCTTCCCTGCCGACATGCACGACAAGCTGGCCAAGTACGACAAGTGGTATTGGGACGAGACCAAAGGCAGCGGCAACGTCGCCAAGTACCGCTCCCAGATCGTGGCCTGGGCCAACAGCATGGACCACCAGGACGACTACTTGCAGGTCAAACAGGTTCGCTCACCGGTCTCAGCCGCCTGGGCGCTGGAAAATGGTGAGCGTGAAAGCACTGGCCCGAACCTCGTCCACTACATGCCGATGCGCGTCATTCTGTACGACCTGATGCGCGGCAGCTTCATGCTGGTCAACGGCAAGACCCAATCGGATGGCGACTGCCGCACCGAGTTGCGCCGCCGCTGGATCAAGCGCTACGCCGAGGGCGAGCTGGCCGGTTTCATCCACCCCGAAAAGGGCGTGCCTGTGGACCCGCAGGGCGAGGTTTTGGAGGACGTGGCTACCTGGGTACTCCCCGAGGAATTGGAGAGCGCCTATGCCCGTTTCCGGGCCGGCCTGGGGGTGTTCGATGTCTACGCCAAGATGGCCGGGATCTCCCAGCGCGTGAAGCTGTACATCACGCCGTATCTGAACCTCATCGACCCTGATACCAACCGCGTGTACCCGGTCTTGTCCAGCTTGCTGGCCAGCCGGCGCTCGGCGTGCTCGACCCCCAACGGCCAGCAGCTGGCCAAGTTCGGGGAATCCCAGTACGTGCGCGGCTTCTTCGAAGCTGACAAGGACGACGCTGAGGGTGAAGAGCATGTGCTGATCTCGGCGGACTGGTCGGCGGTTGAGCTGGTGATCATCGGGGAATACTCCGGCGATGCGGGCTTCTTCGACGCTTATGGCCAGCGCCCGCACAAGGATCTGCACTCTCGTGCCGTACTCGGTATGACCGGGATGAGCAAGGAAGAGTACGACATCAGCCCGAAGAAGAAGGAGTTGCGAACCAAGGTCGGCAAGGTGTCCAACTTCGGCTACTGGTACTCCGGCGCGCTCGGCACCACGGCCAAGGAAATGGGTTGGACATCGGACGAGATGTGGGAGCAGACCGAGAAGTACCGCAACACGTTCCCTCAAGGCGAAGCATGGCGTCTTGGTGTCATCGACTTCTCGCGTGACAACGGCTACGTCGAACTGCCTGACCACCATCGTCGTGATCGCTTCGAATCGACCTACGAATGGATGGCCCACATGCGCCAGAAGTTCCAGCACTACGGTGTCGAAGCCATCACCAACTTCGGCGAGCTGGTCATCAAGAAGATCAACCGCCGCGCCGGCAACCAGTCGGTGAACTCCATGGTGCAAGGTCTGTGTGCGGCGCTGGCCAAGCGCAAGATCAAGCGCATGAAGGAAGTGATCGCTGAGAAGGGATACCGCGCCCGCTTCTTCCTGCTGATCCATGACGAACTGGTCTACTCCGTGCCGCGTTCGCAAGCCCTGGCCTTCATGAAGGATCTATACGCTGTCATGATCGAAGGCGCTGGCCTCATCAACAACCTGAAGCTGGACTCTTCGCTGGCCATCGGTAAGACGTTGCAGCCGTGGAGCCTGGACAAAGCACCGAACGGCCAGATCGAACTGATGGAAATCCAGAAGGGCGTCCCCTGCGTGGCTGAAAGCTCGTGGGGCAACGCTGCCAACGACGAAGAACGGCAAGCCATCCTGGACTACATCCTGGACGGCCCCAAACAAGAAAGGAAAGCCGCATGAACCCCAACATTCCCTCTCTCTACTACATCATCGAAGGGGGTCTCGCCCTCGAACTGGTGCAAGCCCACATCCGTGACGTGATCGCCACGGACGGCGCTCGCGCTGCGCTGATCAAGGAAATCAGCGACGAAGCCAAGGTGGAAGGAGCCTTCCGTCACATCGACAAAGGCACCTTGCTGGGCGTGCAGTTCGAACGCGGCCACCACCACCCGGACTTCACCAAGCCGAAGGGTCGCAACAAGACCTGCCACCCGAAGCAAGGCACGCACTGGGCGGAGCGTTTCAAGAACCAGCCTTGCATCGAAACGCAACCGAGCAAGCTGGTGGACGCCTACAAGATCCCGCTCACCATGTCCTTCGTCAAGATCGAGGACGGCAAGGAATCGGAAGAAGGTTTCCGCCACATCGGCTGGCCTCCGCTGCATGAAGTCGGCTTCCTGTACTTGGGCAAGGACGGTCCTTATGCCATGTGGGCGCCTGACATCCGGGCCTATGTCAAGGAGCAGGAAGACAAAGGCTTCAAGGTCACGGGACCGTGCGCTACCTATGATCCCGACAGCCTGGAAGGTTGCCGGCGTGTGAAGAAGGAAGAGTGGGAGCTGATGGTCGCTCAGCACAAGCTCGACCGCGCCAACAAGGAGACCGAAGATGAAGCCAACCCCGCATAAAGATGACGTGTCGCTGGCCTCCGGTGGCTACTTCGACTGGACCAACATCGGAGCGAACAGCCACATGAGCGTGTACGACGTGGCGAGCGGACTGTCTTCGACGGCGCGCTACTGCGGCCAGCTCCCTTATGTGACCTACAACGTCGCACAGCACAGCGTGCTGGTTGCCCAGCTGCTGATGGAACTGAACCCGAGCCAGCCGCAGCTCTGGTACATGGGCCTCTTCCATGATGCGACAGAATCGCTGATGGGAGACGCCACCTCGCCACTCAAGCGCCTGCTGCCGGACTACCGCAGGATCGAGAACGAGCTGCATGGCCACATGGCCCGCTGGTTCCGTTTCGATCCGACGCACGACCCGCGTATCCGCTACGCGGATCTCGTGGCCTTGGCCATCGAGAAGCATGTTCTGCTTCAGAACGGCGACCTCTGGGCCTGCCTGGAAGACGCCGGTATCAACCACCTCACGCTGGCCAGACTGGACTTCCCACTGGAGGTCTACCTGGACTGCGTGTGGAACCGCGATGAATCGCGTAAGCGGTTCATGCAGATGTACAACAAGCTGGCCCCCATGGGCCAGTCGATGGCCCCGCAGACTCACTACCTCAAGGATTGAAGATGGACACACCCTACAACCCCAACGACGTGCAGCCCGAGGGCTTGTACGAGAAGTTCACCGTGACCCGCAATGACGGGCGCGACCAACCGGGTGGCGACCGCGAAGGTGCGCGTTACTTCGTGATCGACATCGACAACGACAAGTACGCCGGCCCCGCGCTGCGTGCCTACGCCCGCCACTGCGAGCGTGAGCTGCCGATGCTCGCGCAAGACCTCGAACGTCTGGTCGAGGGGAAGTGACATGGCCCTGCGCACCAAGGAAGAGATCGCGGCCGAGCTGGTAGAACTCGCCCAGTGCCGGATGTTCATTCCGAACTTCCACAAGCACACGCTGGACGCCCAGGTGTGGGTGCTCGAAGAGCTGCCCACCCATGATGAGATCTTCGATAAGTACGGCGAAGAATCCACGGGCGAAGAGTTCGACCAGGAACTGCTTGATGGCGTGATCGAAGCCGAGCAATGGCTGAAGAACGAAAGCGAGGAAGCGCCCAATGTCAACTGGCAAGAGTTCAAGAACAGCTGAGCCTCGCCACGGGACGCTGCGGTACACAGACCCAAATACTGGTCAGGTCAGTACCGCAGCGCCAGGGACGATGTGGTTTTCCACCTACACCATGCTTGCCCAAGAATACTGGGACAAAGAAAAGCAAGCCTGGGTTAACTTGTACGAGGATTGAAAGATGAGTCTTACCCGTTTTGTGAACTTCATGCGCGCCGCTGCGGCCACTGGCAGTCGCATCGAGAAGGCCGAGGCCTTCATTCAGCTGGGCGCGCCGCCCAGTACCGCGCACGAGCTGGTGTTCAAGGCCATGACGCCGTTTACCACCTTCGGCGTGAAGAACTTCGACATGCCCGAGGAATACCCGGACATGAGCTGCAAGCCCATCGACCACTTCTTCACGCTGCTGGACCAGCTGTCCGACCGCGAGCTGACGGGCAAGGCCGCGCAGAAGGAGATCACGGCAGTCCTGGGCCTGTACCCCCAGGAAGCGGCGGAAGCCTTGGCTTGCGTGCTGCGCAAGAACCTGCGCGTGGGCATGGGCGCGAAGGAGATCAACAAGATCCTCCCCGGTTTCATCCCCGTCTTCGACGTGATGCTGGCCGAGAAGTGGGAACCGGGCAAGAACGACGCCGTAATCCCCTGCATGGTCGAGCTGAAGTTCGACGGCCAGCGTGTGACCACGCTCATCAAGAAGCGCCCGGACTTTCCGGCCCGCTTCGAGATGCGTTCCCGCGACGGCCTGGACCAGCGCAAAGGCTGGCTGGAAGATATGTTCGACGCCCAGCTGGATTCACTGCGTACCCTCCTGGTCGGCAGCATCAACGGCGTGGTCTTCGACGGCGAGGTCATGGACCAGCAGCTCAACCCCGGTGGCAAGTCCAACACCTGGAACGCCACCATGGAATCGAAGAAGGAAGGCGCTGATAAGTCCAAGCTGCGCTACTACCTCTTCGACTGGATCCCGCTGAACCAATGGGACAACCAGGAATGCGCGATGGACCAGGAGGCCCGCTCCAGCATGCTGCTGGCCGCGCTGGACGAGTTGAAGAACCTCTACGGCGACGACCTGCTGCTGCGTCCCAGCCCCTTCGAATGGGCGCACACCCAGGAAGAGCTGTCCAAGAAGCTGCGCAAGGCCGTGGACGATGGCTATGAAGGTCTGATGATCAAAGACCCGCGTGGCTACTACGAGTACAAGCGCTCGGGCAACTGGTTGAAGGGCAAGCCGCTGCAAACCTTCGACGGTGTGATCTACGGCATGTACGAAGGCAAGAAGAACTCGGCGCTGGAAGGCAACATGGGAGGCATCATGGTCCGTGGCCAGGACGAGCATGGTGTGAAGTTCGACTCGAAGTGCGGTTCCGGCTTCGACCTCGGCACCCGTGGTCTCTTCTGGTCGATGGGTGAGCGCATGAACGGCAAGCGCGTGGTGCTGGAAGCCATCGAGATCACCAAGGACGGCTCGCTGAAGAACCCGGTGTACGTGCGGCTTCACGAAGTGCAGGAGGTGGAACATGCCTGAAATCCTCGTCGGCCGTGACTACACCCACGTCAACGGCAAGCTCTACCACGTCGTCTGCACGGGCCACATCACCCTGGAGGGTGGGATCGACCTACCGTCCGTGACCTTCCGTGGCAAGCACGATGGCCGGCACTGGACCAGGACGGTCGAGAACTTCCAGGGCCAGCACCATACCGGCGTGCCGCGCTTCACCCTGGTGCCGCACAAATGTGTCTGCTGCGGGACCACGGAGAACGTCCATCAAGACACGCAAGGCTGGCGTTGCGGTAGCCGGGACTGCATGGTCTATTGAAGGAGATACCATGAAAGTTGATGAGAAGTTCAACAAGCGGGCAGCTAAGCTGGTCGATGTCAACGCCGTCATGGTGAGGGCCAGCCCCAGTTCGCCCGAGGGCGTGGAGATGGAGTTCTTCGAAAAACACGGTGATCAACGTGATCTGCGCGTTCACCTGACCCCGAAGGAAGCCATCGACTTGGCTATGGAGTTGCTGAGCAAGGCCCACCAGAAACTTGGGCTGAACCTGCCCAAGTAAAAAGACTAGGCCGGATGCACCACAAAGGTGTATTCCGGCCTATAATGCAACCTTCATTCTTGAAGGAAGCACCATGGCACGCGGTAAGGGCAAGGACGCCGAAAGCATGTTCGAAGACTGGTGGAAACCCCATGGTAAGCGGGTCCACGTCCAACGCTTCACAGACTCGACGTTCGTTATTGGCCAACAGGCCAATCATCTGGCCCGAAAGGACGCTCAACCTGCCGACTACATGATGAGTGCCTACAACAAGATGTTCTATGCGGAAGTGAAGGAGACGGCCAATGAAACGTCCTTCGCTTTCTCCAACATCACCAAACAACAAATGGCCTGCGCTCGCCAAACACTGGCGGCGGGAGGCCGATACTTCTTCTTCATCTACCACTTGGCGCTGGAACAGTGGCATGTGGTGGATGCTGGACACTTCATCCGACTCGTTGATGCTGGTAAGAAGTCGGTGAAGTGGCTTGACCTCCCTTCCCTCACCTTTCCTCAATTCACTCTCTGGGTACAGCAATGACTCAACTCTTTCCCGACGTTATGTGCGACTTGGAATCCACCGGCACGCAGCCGGAGACCACCGCCATAATCCAGATCGCCGCTGTGAAGTTCAACCTGAAGGAAGGCACGATCTCGCCGCATACCTTCGACCGCTGCCTGATGATGCCGCCGACGCGCTTCTGGCAGGAAGACACCCGGTCGTGGTGGCTCAAGGATAAGAAGGATCTGCTGATGTCGATCATGTCCCGTGGCGAGAAGCCCGAGCTGGTCTTGCAGGCCTTCAAGGACTGGGTGCAAGCTGATCTTGATCCCTATAACGACCAGCCGCGTCTGTGGGCCAAGCCCTCGCACTTCGAGTACCCGTTCCTGGAGTCCTACTTCAAGGAATTCGGCGTGGGCAATCCGTTCCACTTCCGCATGACCAACGACATGAACTCGTTCTTGCGCGGTCGCTACTACCCGCAAGATCCCCCGCCTCTGGAAACGATGATCCCGTTCCAAGGGGACGCCCACAACGCGCTGCATGACGTGCTGCACCAGATCAAGGTGCTGCTGACGGCCAAGGCGCACTCGACGCCGCACCCGGCCTTCGAGATGGCGTAAGCCAACCAGCGCAACGTAGTACAGCCCTCGGCGTAAGAACCCGAGGGCTTTTTACCGGAGAAGAAACCATGAAGATTTTGGAACTGCAAGGCAAGAAGATCGGGTTGATCGGAGATCCCCACCTTGGCCGCAAGTTCGAGACCGGCGTGCCGCTGGACCGCCGTGGCGAGCGCGAGGAAAGCCAGTGGGAACAGCTGGAAGCGGAGCTGAACACCGAAGGCCTGGACGTGGTGATCATCGTGGGTGACGTGTTCGACCAGTTCGCCGTTCCCAACGCTATCGTGATGCGCTTCTTCCAGCTCATCATGGATGCCTACGGCAACAACCCGGACCTGCACATCGTGGTCATCCGTGGCAACCACGATGCTTCGCGTGACGTGGACAAGGTGTCGTCTTACGCCATCCTGGCCCGCATGATCGAATCGGGCGACCGTCTGATCATCACCGAAGATCAACCCGAGATCCTGGAGTTCCACGACTCGGTGCTGCGCATCGGCCTCTTGCCCTGGCACCCCTTCATCAACTCGCGTGACATGGCCAAGAAGCTGACGGCCGACGACTACGAGTTCGACATGGTGGTCGGCCACTGGGACCGCGTGACGTTCGATGAGGAACCGCACAACTGCATCCCGCTGAACGAGCTGCGCCCGTACTGCAAGCTGCTGGTCTCGGGGCATGACCACAATGCCGTGGAATACGAAGTGGGCGAGGTGAAGATCCTCTACACCGGATCCATGCAGCCGTACTCGCACGCGGAAGACCCGGATAGCGACCGCTACATCACCATGCCGCTGGAAGCCGTGCGCGCCAAGCTGGCTGAAGATCCGACCTTCTTCCATGACAAGGCGCTGCGCGTCCAGTTGAAACCCGGCGAGAAGGTGGACTTCGCCATTGATGCCTGGGCGATCACGACCAAGCTCATCCAGGACAACGGCGAGGACTTCGTGGATATCAGCGTGCATCCCGAGTCCTTCGATACGGTCGATGTCATCTCGCGCTGCCTCACCAAGAACGAAGTCACGCAGCCCACCTCCGAGAAGGTGCTGGCCATGTACAAGGAGCGTCACAATGCTGCATAAGATCCGCATTCAAAACGGTTTCCGTCACGACGACACCACGCTCGAATTCGGTGAAGGCCAGACGGCCATCGTGGGCAAGAACGAATCGGGCAAGTCGGTCATCCTGGAGATGGTCGCCTTTGCACTCTGGGGCGTGGCTGCGCTGCGCGTGTCGGCCTCGGGCTACAAGAAGGATCTGAAGGTCTCGCTGGAATTCACCGTGCGCGGCAACCGCTACATGGTCGAGCGCGGGCTGAAGAACGCTGCGCTCTACGACAACGGCGGCGATCCGATTGCGACCGGCACCAAGCCCGTGAACCAGAAGATCATCGAGCTGTTCGGCTACGGCTACAGCGTCTACGCCATGGCCAACGCCTGCCTGCAAGGCAAGATCGAAGCGTTGTCGGACGCGCTGCCCACCGAGCGTAAGCGGCTGGTGGACCAGACCATCGGCCTGCACATCTTGGACGGCATAGCCGAGGATCTGGGCAAGGAAGCGCTGGAGAAGCGCCGCCGCGCCGAGGGCATGTCCGAGGTGCTGACGCGGCCCCAGGAGCCGACCCAGCCCGCAGGCTACGCTTCTGCTGCCGTCTTGACCGCCGAGCTGGACGCCGTGCGCCCGCTGGTGGACGAGTTCCGTGGCCTGAAGGCCGAGCTGTCCCGCGTGCCGGAAGAGCCGAAGAAGCCCGAGACCGACGTGCAGGAGACGGCGGCGACCCTCCAGCTTCTGCTGGACGAGCGGCAGGCCGTGCGCAGCAAGCTGACCGACCGCACCGCCCGCGCCCAACGGATCCAGGCCGAGCGCGCTGGGCTGAAGAAGCCCGAGCGCCGCGAGGTGCCTGCGCTGGTCGAGCCGAAGCTGGTGTTGCCCGAGCTGATCGTGCCGACGCACACGGCCGAGCAACTGGCCGCGCTGCGCGATGCTTACCATCATCACCAAGCATGGTTGGCCAAGAAGAAGCTGATCGACCAGGGCGAGCACGTCTGCCCCGCATGCAATCACCACTGGCCCATCGCGGAAGCGCTGTCGCACCCGGACATGCAGGCCGTCCAGGAATGCGAAGCTCCGGCGCTCACGCTGGCGCAGATCAACGCTGCGGCCAAGATCGTGTCCAACGAAGACGCTATCGAACAGCTGAAGAAGGATCATGCGGTGCGTTGGGAGCGCATGCAGGCCCAGCACGAAGAAGACGTGCGCAAGGCCGAGTCGGACTTCGAAACCGCGATGGCGCACCACACCGTGGCCCTCAAGAATTCGGACGACGACATCGCGGCCATCACGGAAGAGCTGGCCGGATTGACCGCGCAGTTGAACGGTTTGCCGGATCGTTCGGAAGATCTGAAGAAGCGCCAGCAGTTCGACGCGGCCATGGTGCTCTTCGAAGAGAAGAAGCGCGCCTATGACGTGTTCATGGAAGACTACCCGCGCAAGCGTGAGCGCATGATCGAGCTGGAGCCGACCGAGGCGCAGCTGGAATCCGTCATCACTCGCGCTGCCCAGGCCAAGCAGTACGAAGTCGAAAGCGAGGCGTTCGTCCATATGCTCAAGGCCTACGAAGAGAAGGTCGAAGGCATGGAAGCCTTGCTGGCAGAGTCCGAGGATCTGACTCGCGCCAAGGCTGCGGTGCAAGAAGCCAAGGTGGTCATCAAGTCGTTCTTGGTGCCTTCCTTGAATCAGGTGGCGTCCCTGTTGTTGTCGCAGATGACGGGCGGCGTTCGGAACAACATCACTATCTCGGAGGACTTCGATATCCAGGTTGACGGTTCAGACATCGCTACGTTGTCTGGTTCGGGCAAGGCCGTTGCGAACCTCGCTATTCGCATCGGACTTGGGCAGATCATGACCAACAGCATCTTCTCGTCGTTCCAAGCGGACGAAGTAGACGAAGGGATGGATGATGAGCGTGCTGCCTTCACGGCGGAATGTCTGCGCCGCCTGTCTCCCGCAATCCGGCAAGTCATCCTGGTGACTCACAAACGACCTATCGCGGACGTAATCTACGAGTTGCCTTTGAAGCAATGAACATAAAACAACTACTCGAAATGGGATATGGGCCTGCGTCCATATCCCGACAACTCAGGGTCACGGTCGATGAAGTGGTCGCCGTGATAAAGGAATGCCGGATGGTGGGGTGGGGTTCCCCGCAGAAACTTCATCTGGTCATCTCACGAAAGCGTGCATGGGAACGTGCATGGCCTGAACCGGACTTGGTGGTTCTGGCTGAAGCCCGCCTCGCGCACGATCAAGGCAGGATCTCGATGGTGCAGGCCCGTGAGGGCGACTACATCATCCAATACGCAGTACCCGTTATCTCTCAACCTCGAACCGCATGGTTCACCGCACCGAAGGAAACCTACTAATGAACATCATCGCTTACCAAAACGGCGCTCTGCAAACCGAGAAGCCCTTCCCCCTGCCGAAGCGCTTGCGCCATGCGATCATCGGTTGCATTACCGAGATCGGCGAGTTCGCCAGTCAGGTCAAGCGCGTGGCCATCTACGGCAAGAACATCGACACGCCGCGCAAGGAAGGTGAAGCCACGCCGCGTTTCGGCATGTTCGAAGAGCTGGCCGACACCTGCTGGTACATCGCCATCGGCTTCGCTGCCACGAACTACGAGATGCGCCCGGTCATGTACCAAGTCGAATTCTCGCCGGAAGACGACGAAGCCCGCCGCCTGGAGCGCATCACCTACGCGCTGGGTTCGCTGATCGGCACGCTGTCCGAGCTGGCCCTGGAAGACGACGACATCCTGGTCCAGAAGAAGGTCGAGCTGTCCGTGGCCTTCGGCCAGACCCTGTATCTGGTCAAGATGACCGCCGATCTGATGGGTTCCAGCCTGGAAGAACTCTTCACCGCCAACAACCAGAAGCTGCTCTCGGGTACGCAGGCGCGTTATGGCGCAGCCGGCTACTCGGACCAAGCGGCCGAAGCGCGTGCCGACAAGGATGGTGCTGCTCACACCGCGTCGTAATCCTTCGGTATGCCACCCGCTGCCAGGGGCGGCAGCGGGTTCTTCAACAGAGGACATATGAAACTAAAACCAACCATCACAGCCAAGGTGATCGAAGATTCGATCTCCCCGGCTGGCAAGCGGGTCATCACGCTTCAGCTGCGCTACCCGCGCATCGTCCATGCTGAACAGCTCACGCACCGCAACCAGAACCGCAACTCTGGATCCTCGCGTGCGATCCCTGTCAAGAAGATGCTGGCCCAGATCTTCAACGACCCGGCCATGCCGGTCGAATGGGGAAGCAACAAGGCTGGCATGCAGGCCGGCGCGGAGCTGACGGGCTGGCGTCTCTTCGGTGTGCGCACGCTGTGGTCGATGGCTGCTAAGTTCGCTGCCGTCATGTCGTGGGGCATGATGAAGCTGGGCGCGCACAAGCAAGTGGCCAACCGCGTCACCGAGCCGTATCAGTACATGAACACGCTGATCACGGCTTCCGAGAAGTCCTGGCACGCCTACGCGGTCCTGCGCTGCCACGCCGACGCCGATCCGACTATCCGAGATCTGGCCATCGAGATCATGACGGCCATCGAACTCTCGACGCCCATGCCCTTGGGCTACGACGAGTGGCACTTGCCGTACATCAGCCGGCAAGAGCGCAAGGAGCTGCCGCTGGACACCCAGCTCAAGGTCTCGGCCGCACGCTGCGCTCGCGTGAGCGTGGCCCCGTTCGACGGCAACGCTGCCATCGAGAAAGAGATCTCCCGTCATGACCTGCTGGTGGGATCTCGTCCTGTCCACGCTTCGCCGACCGAGCACCAGCTGCGGCCGATGGAAGGCATGGAGAAGCAGTACGGCAACGTCCAAGGATGGCGGCAGTACCGCTATCAGGTTGAAGCCGAGGCCGAGATGCGCGACCGCAACGAAGGCCGGCAAGTCGGCATCCTGAAGCGCAAGTGGACGGGAGAGGACTGGGCCATCCGCAACGCCCGCGCCGCCGAGGTGCGCAGCTGGATGAACGAGCGTGTGGTGCGCGAGCTGGGGACGGCCGAGCTGCCGACGAAGACAAGCTTCTCCCGAATGGAGACGGAAAAGTCAAGAGGTCATGGTGGCTTGACTTCCGGCCTGGAATTCACGGCGCGCCAGAACCGAAAACCCGGCTACCAGTACCCTCTGGATGACGGCACGGCGCTGGCTTTCGCCATCGCCGTGGAACAAGGCCAGGAGAAGCCCCGTGAAGCGTTTTCTGGTGCTACCCACACTGACCCCTTACCCAGCTCCGAATCGGGCGCTGGCGGCGATTCTGGAGGGTCCAGCAATGACTGACTCAACCAAAAGATTGCTACCAAAGGCTGGCAGGCCCAAAGTCATCGCCATCCACGGTGCCGCATCCCACGGCAAGACCACTTCGACCAAGCATCTGGTGTCGGCGCACGGCCTGGACGTGGTGAAGTTCGCCGCGCCGATCAAGAACATGCTGGCCACGCTCTTGATCTACATGGGTGACGCGCCAGACATGGCCGTGAAGTCGATGGAAGATCCCATGATGAAGTCGCTGCCGATCCAGGAGTTGTTCGGCGTCACGCCGCGTCGTCTCCAGCAAACGCTGGGAACCGAGTGGGGCCGCAACATCATCCACCCCAACCTGTGGGTTCATCTGGCCAAGATGAAGATCGAGCAACATTGGCGGCGAAGCCCTGGCCATGTCATCCTTGTGGACGACTTGCGGTTCGCCACCGAGTACGAGATGCTTGAGCGGGACTTCGACACGACCTTCGTGAAGATCTTCGCACCTTGGGCACCTAAACCCGACATCACACACCAGTCGGAAATCCCGTTGGCAGACGAGTTGTTCGACCATGTGATCATCAACAACAAGGACGAGCAAGACGCCCTACGTGCGGCGATGAATCGAGTCTATGCCGAAGTGCTGGCGCTGTAGCAGGCGTCCGTCATGAGAAAAGCCCCACACCTTGCGGTGTGGGGCTTTTTGTCGTTTGTGCTACCAAACGATAGCGTCGAGCTTGGCCGCGAGATCAGGGTCGTCGTCGGCCAGCGCCGTGATCTCATCTTCCAGGCGCTGGCGCTTGCCGGCTGCGCGCCCGGACATCTCGGTGAAGAGATCCGCCTTGATGATCACGCGCTGCATGAAGTCCTCTTTGGTCAGCCCGCGCTCGGCCATGATGAGATCACAAGTGGGCGTTGGCGCGTTCGCGTCCAGCGCCCAGGCCCGCGCCTCGGCTTCCTGCTTGGGCCACGTCTGGATCTCGTACTCGGGGTATATCTCCAGGTACTGGCGCAAGCCCTGTTCGCTGGCCACGTTGATGCGCGTGATGGCCTCGCGCTTCAGCTGGGCCGCTGTGGGCGGCTCTTCCACGGGCGAGGTCGGTGGCGGGGTCAAGACCCCGTTCACGTACTGCCAGCCCAGCCCGCCCTCTTCCGAGGCCATCAACGTGAAGCCGGGGAGCCGGAACCCCGGCGCGGCCACGACCACGTTCACCACCTCACCGTTAAGGGGTTCACCAACCCCCGCCACAACCAGCTTACGCACTGCTTCGACAACTGCCATGATCAATACTCCAAGATGATGATGCCAGGGGCGCCATTGCCGCCGTTCTTCGCATTTCCGACTCCGCTCACCGAGCCACCACCGCCACCGCCGCCCGCGCCGTAAGAATAGTTGGGTGCGACGTTTCCAGGAAGCGGCGCGATGGAATCCGAGCCACCAAGACCCCCGGTGCCACCAGGGCCGAACCGAGAGGGTTGACCATCGCCGCCCGAGCCACCACGCTGGTTGGTCACAGTGGCCGGCCAGCCTTTCTCGCCGATCACACCCATCCCGCTGGGATACGCCCCTGACGCCTTCCCCCCTCCCTGCCCGCCTGTGACTGTCTTACCAGCGAAGGAGGTCAGACCGCCCTGGTTCCCTGCGGCTCCGTTGGTCGTGTCGTTGCCTCCGGCCCCACCCGCTCCGATCACAACGTCCATGACCGCACCGGGGGTCAAGGTGATTTCCAGGTACGACGAGTTCCGGGTAAGGCTCTGGCCCGCGTACCCGCCACTGCCCCCCGCGCCAGCAAGGCCAGTGGAGAAGTTGGGTCCGGTGCCGCCGCCGCCACCGCCGCCTATCATCTCCACGATGCGAGCGTACTTGCACCAACGCGGCGGCATCCAGGAGGTCGAGAAGACCCAGGTGATCATCTGGCTGTAGGTCTTGTCCTTGTAATACTTGCTGTCCAGCGTATCCCACACGCACACATCCCCCACCTCATCCACATACACTGGGCCGTTGTTGGCCGTGGGCAGCAGATCATAGTGGGAGACAGGACCAACGATGCGCCACTGGCGACCCCCGGTAGGCGTTCCGTTCAGGATCATGCGCTCATAGCTCACCGCCTTGTAGCCGCTGGTCGAGGGGACGAAGGTGATCCTCTGGAAGACATCATTTAATGCAGCCGATCCGGACGGCATGACTTCAATGAATCCATCTTGAGACGAGATCCCAGCGGGCCAGCCAACGGCGTCCGCATGCACCGCCTGACTTCCAGAGAAACTATAGACCCCCGGCACGATCAAGGTGTTGAGGTTGATCCCGTTCGTTATGACGGGAATTCGAACCGCAGGAGGTGCCTTCGAATAGTTGAGAGGCACCCAGTTGACACGGTTATCGTTGACCACCAGCGTGATGCTTTCCCCTGGGTTCAACGTAACGGAATAGACGTTGGACGTGTCACGAGGAAGCCTACCATCAGGCATGTACCAGATCTGGTTGGTTCCCGTGGGCTTGATAACGAGCTGGGTGCTACCCGAGTAGTTGTAGAAGGTGAACGCATCGCCGGCATTTACCCCACTGGCGTTGAGATCAGGAAGAGTGAAGGTATTGCCTGCAACGGGGGTGACAGCCAACAAGTTGCCACGGTCCACCGCTGCCAGGGTCGCGCTGCCCATGTTCAAGCTGCGCGTGCGCCGATACGAGAAGCCCCCCATCGGTTCCCAGCGCTTCCACACCCCGGACGGCCGACGCGCCATCGTCCATGCCTGGGCCGACCATGTGCTGTCGAGCGCGTTCAGATACGCCCAGATCTGGCGCGAACCGTCCGCTGCCACCTCAACGTGAGCCAGCACGGTGCCGAAGTACGAGGACTCCACGGGCGGGCCGTTCGTGCCGATAGAAGGCAGGATGAAATACCCGGACTTGTCCAGCGTCTGCCAGTCCACGGTGCCGGTGAGCACCTTGGCGTTCGGGATCCCGGCCTCGGCCAAGCCCGCTTGCCAGCCCGCGCCCGCTGCCTCCGCATCTTCCGCGCTCTGTGCCGCCGCAGCGGCGCTCGCCGCAGCAGCAGTCTTGCTCGCGTCTGCTGCCGTGGCGCTGTTCGCCGCTGCCGTGGCGCTTCCCGCTGCGGCATCCCGTGCCGCCTGGGCAGCGGTGACGTTATCCCCCGTCGAGTTCGCCGCCGTGACCGCCTGATCGCGGGCCGTTTCCGCTGCCGTCTTGGCGCTGGCCGCACCCGTGGCGCTGTTCGCCGCTGCCGTCTTGCTGCCATCCGCTGCCGTGGCACTGTCGGCCGCTGCGTTCTTGCTGGCCAGCGCTGCGCTCGCGCTGCCGGCCGCTGCCGTGGCGCTGCCTTCAGCGGCGTCACGAGCGGACTGCGCCACCGTCGCATTGCCTGCGGCCTGATTGCGGGCCAGCTCGGCGGCGGTGACATCCGCCGCCGTCGAGTTCGCCGCCGTCACAGCCGTGTCGCGGGCCGTTTCCGCCGCCGTCTTGGCCGTTTCCGCTGCCGTCTTGGAGTTGTTGGCCGCAGTCGCATGCCCGGCCGCAGTGGTGACGCTGCTGGCCGCAGCGGTCTTGCTCGCGTCCGCTGCCGAGGCACTGTCGGCGGCGGCGGTAGCGCTGCTGGCCGCTGCGTTCTTGCTGGCCAGCGCTTCGGCCGCGTAGCCCTGCACCGTGGTGACGGTCGCGTCCACCCCGTCCTTGGCCGCGAGCGCATCTTCCGCAGCCTGGGTGGCCTGTCCGACCAGCGCGGTTGCCTGCACGACGTAATCGGCTTCCGGCAACGCCTTCCACTTGCCGCTGGCCACGTCGAACTTCAGCACGAGATCCGCTTCCCAGCCCGACGAGTCAACGTCGGTCAAGTCCGCCAATCGGATGGCTTGCGTCGAGGTCGCCCACGGCGCGTAGCCTGCCGGCGTGGTGAAGCTCATCGTGCCGCCGAAGCGCACGGTGAAGCTTGCATCAGAAGCCACCGAGACGAAAGGATAAAGCTTGCGTTTACCGATGACCAAGCCGCCAGCCCCCGTGGCCGGGTTGGCGCTGGAGCTGCCGTTCCACGGCGCGTTGCCGACCGCGAACCACACGCGGCCGGCCGCAGCGTCGAGCGCGACACGCACCACGTTGCTGACGGTGTTGAAGGCCTGGGCATTGCCCGTGACGGCCCCCGCGTCTACCGAGATCGCGCCGGTCGTCTGGCGGATCGCAGCACCAGGGCCAGCCACGCCGGGGATGAGGTCGAGATCCGCGTCGAGCGTGGCCAAGCCCACTGCGTTATCCACGTTGGCCGTGCCAGCCGCGAACACGACTTCGAAGTACCACTTGCCGGCGAAGTTGCCGGTCGTGCCGATCACAGTACCCTGCCCCGTGCCATCGCCAGCGGCGGTGTAGTCGGAGTTGGCCAGCGTGATCTTGGGCGACTTCATGATGGGATCCAGCGAGGGTCGCTGGGTCATGCGCGTCACGTACAGCTGGTTGGTGATGGGGTCGAGCGTCATGCCAGGGCTGAGCGCGACGAGACCAGCGGTTGCACTGGTAGCCAGACCGATAGCGGCAGGCTTGCCGTCGAGGTCGTTGTACTGGTTGGACGTGGCTACTTTGCCCAGACCCGTGATCGTGCTCACGGACTGCGAGCCGGTGTGGTTCTCGCGGTTCAGCAGCTCCAAGTCGGGTCTGTTCTTGGTCGCAGCTGTGGCGATGTTGGAGAGCTTGGTGCGTTCAGCAGCCTTGATGAAGCCCGCGTATTCTCCCCAGGCAGCGTTCAAGAACAGGCGCAAGGTGGAGACCTTGAAGCGCACGTTCAACCCAGCATCGGCTGCGGCAATGTCTTCCGTACCTTGCAGCGGAGTCCGTTCTTCGAACTCGCTAATCTTGAGATCAGGCATCTCTTATTCCTCGGCTTGAGATTCTTCTTTCAACACAACACCATCGGCGGTTTCCACGCGCACGAACCCCGATTCGTTTTCCAGCATCACACGCGCCAGACCAACAGGTCGAACCACAGCAGGGTCGTTGCGAGTTTCCCAGGAGATGAATTCTCCCAGAGCACGCAGCGCCATGCCACCGTGCGCTGACGTGAAGTTCCGATTCGCAGCGTCCGGCGTGAACGCCCCGGACATATCGACGGGCGAGCGCGTGATGGCGTAGAACGACGACAGCTTGTTGAAGCAGAACGTGCGAAGCGTCTGCATCTCGGGCGTGTCGTAGCCAGCACGCGCCATGAACACGAGGCCGGTCAGATACAGCGCGGCGGTCGGGCCGTAGATTCCCGGCGCGGTCGCGTTGATCGGATCCATCGGATCATTGAACGTGGGCAGCTCGTTGTTGGCTTGCACGTAGGCATAGAGCCATTCAGCGTGCCGCGTGCAGATGCGCTCGGGTTCCGGGATCGGCGTGCCATTGCGCTCATGCAGCGTGAGCATCAGGCGGGCCATGTTCAGGAAGGCTCGGGCGTTGTCGTTGTTCAGCCCGGAGTTCGCCCACGGGAAGCCGCCAGGATCAGGGTTTCCAGGACGGTCCCACAGGTACGTCGTGTAGAACGGACCATCAATGGCCTTGGCCGAGAGGTACGCATCCTGCGAGTCCGTGTACAGGTTGATGACGTTGATCATCTCGTCTGCACGACCGGCCGTCGCCATGGCTGAAGGATACTGCATGGCCAGAAAGCACATGCCGCTCCACGAGTCCTTGCGGAACAATCGTGGCGTCATGCCGATGGTTCCAGGCGCGGCCCCAGGCACGTAGGGAAGGCTCACCCCCGCGTTACCTTGTTCCATGTTGGCCAGGAAGTCGAACGCGGTGTAGACGACCGAGTTGAACATCGCCTGGAAGTCGCGCTCCGCTGTGAACGAGAAGGCCTGGGACAGCAGTTCTGCCAGCGACAGATCCGCAAACGTGTAGTTGCCCATGAGCGCAGGATCGGTCACGACCGTCCCACCACCCGGAGGCAGAGGATCGTAGGGCTGGTTGCGCGCCACCGTCTGACCATTCAAGGTGAACGGCTCGCGGGCATTGACGATGTAGTTGGCGCGCCAGATCTGCGCGAACGGAGGCACAGGCTGGCCAGCGTAGAAGTACGTGCGATACGCGGTCAAGGTCTGCATGAAGAGGGTGTAATAGCGCGGCTCGCCCGTGGCCTTCCACATGGCGAACGCACCCTGCATCAGCTCCATCTGATCCAGCGAGACCGCAGTGTGGTCGGTCCAGCCGTTGCCCATGTCCGTGCCAGTCAGCGTGTTGGCGATGACGCCCACGTCGTTGACCACGTAGTTCGTCCATGGATGCGTGGCGTCGGCGAAGCCCGTCTTCAGCTTCAGGAACTCCACGAAGCCGACGCCCATCATCTTCGCGTTTTGCGCGAAGGGAGAGTTGCGGGAGAAAGCACTGGCGACAATGTTGCGCATGACTTACACCGGGAAGTTGCCGCCGAGGTAGAACGGGATGAACGAGTCACCACGGTCCAGCGACACGAAGTGGAAGATGTCACGCATGCCGCTTTGGAACGACAGCGTGGGCTTCACGTTATCCGGCCAGCGGATGCGCGGATCCCAGGTCGTCACGCGGCTGCTTCCGGTGCCTTGTTGCAGGATCATCGTGAAGGTACGAGCCATGCCTTCGGGCGCGCTCGTGTTTTGCAGCATGATGGCGTTTTCATCAGCCTGGAGCACCAGAGTGAACATCGACGCTTCTTGCGACAGATCCAGGTTGAAGGTGAAGGGAGACCCCGTGCCACCGACCAGCGTGGCGATGGTCTCCATGTTGATCTTGCCGTTCTGGCCGGCATCGCCCTTGTCGCCCTTCAGCAGATAGCCATCGCCCCACAGCCCACCGATCTTCGGACCATACAGGCGGTAGTTGTCGATGTTCAGATAGAACTCTTTGTCGTCACCGACGTTGTTGCCAGGAGCGCCGCTCCCGTAAAGCATTCTGAGAGGCACGATGGAATCTCCGTTGGCCACAACAGGGGACACGACCAAGATGACTTGCTGGCCCGCCACGTTGGTCGGCATTAGTTGTTGGGTCATGCGACTACCTTTGCATGGTGAGGGTCAAAGCTTCAATCTCCAACCCGTACTTGTTGATCAGTTGCCAGTAGGCAGCGGCTACCTCTTGGGTCGCGGCTAGTTGCTCGGTGATGAGGTCGGCACGTTCGGCTTCCCCCCAAAGAAATCGAGTAGCCTTTGCCGAAAGTTGGCCTCCCGCTTGACCATTACCGCTGCTGGCGGCGGCGACACTTCGATCCTTGGGTACTTCACAGGAGCTACTGGTGCCGGGGTCGCGCAAGCTGTAAGTGCCATCAGCAATAAGGGCAGCAACATCCTCATATTTCTTCTCCGCAGCATTCAGTTTCTCTTGAAAAGCTGTTGAAACTTGATCCAACCTCTTGGCGCTATCAGAATTGAGGTTGGCAACCTTGGTGTTGAACTGTTGTTCGGCAACGCGGGCTTGCTCACTCGCTTCACGTTGTTGTTTCTCGATCTTTGCGACGTAGTGGTTCTTGGTAAGACTCCAGGCCGTCAGAGACCCAGCAATGCCCCCGGTAGCGAGTGCTATTGCGGCCGCAATGATGGTGGTCTGTAGCGAGATCATCTTCATTGCGGCTCCCTTTTGGCGATGAACTTATCGACCAAGATGTCTAGCACCTTGGTGCCGCCAAACCCAGCCAGCGTGATCATGATGGCAGCATTCGCGGTAGACCACTGCGAAGCTTCGCTCCAGAAGAACACCACCACGCCAGCCAGCAACGACGCTGCCATATCGCGTAGGACAAGCAGCTTCCAACGTGCCAGCTTCTCATCAGGCTCGTTGGAAAGCCGGATGAGTGTCGAAACGAAACCTCCGATACCACTGAGCATCGTGACGATCACGTATGCAGAAAACGGGATGCTCGCAAGGTCTGCGCCAATGCGATATCCGATACCTTCAGCGCGTACCGCAGCGGTGAAGGTCACGCCCCACAGCATGGCCGTCATAGCGGCCAAATATTTAATGATGGGTTGCACGCTTTTTCCCTCGAAGGCAGAAGATGTTGCGAAACGAGAGCAGCAAGCCAAAGACCACCATGGTCGTGTAAAGCGCGATGGTTCCACCTTCGATGAAACCAATGGAACGCATCACCACGAACAGGTGGGCGGTAAAGACGAACGACGAGAGGATATAAGCCCAGGTGCGCCACTTGGTAGCGCTGCGAAACACGAAACGAGCGGGCATGAAGTCGTTAATCACTAGGTCAGACACCAGGAACAGGCATGCGAGCGCCAGGAGTGTCGTGAGGAACTTCCCTCCGTACATCGTACTCAGTTCCGGGATGGAGTCAGACGGAGTGACAGCCAGGATGACCACGACAACTGCCCAAGACGTGAACATTAGCCGGCCGATGAAGTCGTTATGGTTCATTGCTTACTCCGCGAGAACCTTACGCGCATTCTTGTACAGCTGTTCGCGGTGGTCTATGCCGTTGGTGCCGCCGTTGATGCGTTTGACCACGGTGATGAACTTGGACGCTGAAGTTGCCACCTTGTCCAAATAGTTGTTCCACCAAAAGGCCGCAGCACTCTCCGACGCGAACTCAGGTTGCATGAGCAAGGTTGGGTTGTTGATGAAATCTTGATCCAGCATCAGGCCCATGAGCAGGTAGTTCGTGCGGCCCGTCAGTTGAATCAGCCCTCTTCCTTTGTAGCGCTTCCCATCACCGGGTTCAGTGTTCCCCAGATCCTTGCGGCCTTCGTAAGCCGCTCCACTAGCGATCTCTTCCGTGTACTTCAACTCGCCGCTTTCATGACCAACGTTGGCAATGAAAGCCGTGGCTTGCTCGAACGTGTCGATGTGCCACTTGATCATGTGCTTCGTCAACAAGGGAGCATAGATCTCCGTGTTGGCGATGGATGCGTTGGGCATGATCCGCTTGAGTTGTTGGGGGGTGATGATCACTTTTATGCTCCAGTGAAGGTTGGATGATTCTAACCGGGAAGGACTAGCCTTCCCAAAGGTTTTCTGGCATGAAAAAGCGCCCTTGCGGGCGCTTGTGCATAGAGGTTCAGGGCTTCGATTTCCAGGCCATGGTGCGCTTTTCCCACGCTACCCTAGCCCACCCTTTCACTCGCTTCCAGAATCGGCTCACCGCCTCTTCCAGCACGACCTCCGGGCCGTCAACTTTCCGACCCCCTCGCCGTCACCGGCCCGCCAGTCGGCGCAAGAGGGTCTTGGTGACTGGGAGGCATCACGGCCGGGGGATTGTCGGCCGTCATGAGCGTGCTGACCACGCCGGGTTGCGGAGCCTGGGCTTGCTCCAGCTTGGCGGTCAAGGCGGCATTCGCGGCGCGCAGCGCGACGGCCTCTTCTTCGACGGCCGAGAAGTTCTTGATCAGCTCGTCGTAAGCCTTGTTCAACATCGTGTGCTGTTCCAGGAACTGCTGGCCCTGCTGGGTCAGCAGCGTGACGTTCGTGAGCGCCTTGGCCAGCTCATCATGGGCGGTGTTGCGCTGGTCCTGAAGCGTCTTGATCAAGACGTTGGCGACTTCCGGCGAGAGGCCTTCGGGTTGGGCTGCTTGAGGGTTTTCCATTTTTACTTCTCCAGGGTGATCGGAATGACTTTCCGAGCCGGGTTCTTGGTAGTTGGGTCTGCGAAGACGTTGCGCCGCACTTCAGGCAGCGAGTCTTCCAGGGGTTCGATAGACACCAGCTGGTGGCCAGTCAGCTCCTTGATAGCCACCGCCAGTAGGACCACGTTGTCGCTGTAGGCGGCTGCACAGCTGGCCTCCCACAGCGGGCCTTGCAGGTACATGCACGAGCCACGGCACAACTGCAAAACCGGACAAGACCGGCAGTTGGGCCGCGAGAGCCAGTGCGTGCTGGTCTCGATCTTCACTTCTTCCATCTTCTCGATGTTGCCAGCATGGTGGGGCGCACCATTGGCTGCGGTCGAAGTGGTCGAGACGTTCTGGCAGGTCAGCACATCGCCCTTGAGCGTGACGGCGATGCGGTCGTCCTTGTCCATGCCGCACTTCTGCCAGACGTGGTAGGCGCTTCGGCCCGTATCCAGTGTCTCGAAGAAGTCGCGGATCTTGTGCGTGATCGTGCCGAAGTTCAACGCTTGGCCGTTGGAGATCTCATCGTAGGCCAGTCTGCGGTAGTCGATGTGCTCTTGATCGGTCATGGCGGTGTGCATCATGCCGCCTTCATCGTAGGCGTCGATGAAGCTGCCCTCCCCTATCGGCACGTCCTCGTCGCCGGTCAGCTCCTGGAAGAACTTCTGCACCGCTGCGCGGCTCTGGTTGTTCTTGTGGATCATCGCGTTGAACGAGATCCGGTCGAGGGGACGCAGGCGGTTGTAGAGCATCAAGATCGCCTGCTTGGTCTTCGGGTTGTCGAAGGGGTCTTCACCACGCACAGCTTGGCCAGGGCCATCGTGCGAGATGGAGACCGTGAAGCCCAGCTCCAACAGGAACAGCGCCTTCTCCGGGTCCATGAGCGAACCATTGGTGATGACCGAGAATTCGACCTCGGGGTAGCGGGCGCGCAGCGCACGCGCCAGGGGGAACATGGTCTTCCAGTAGACCAGGGGTTCGCCGCCCCAGAACTGGATCTTGGCATCGGGGGCCAACACCACGTTGGCTTCCAGACTAGCCAAGAAGGCTTCCACGTCCTGGGCGCTCGTGTCTTGCTCGAAAGGCACGAAGCGCTGGAGGCAGTATTCGCAGGAGTAGTTGCAGGACAAGCCCAGCTGGATCTTCAGCACGCGGACCTCGCGGCTCTTACCCCAGGTCAGCATGACGGGCTTAGTGGGCGTGACCTTCTCTTGCGTCACACCCGGCAGGAGCTTGTTGCTGGTCGCGTAATCGCGCAGCACGCTCGCCATGTTGTTGTACAAAAAATCACGGCCGACGCCGTTGGCATCGACCGTCTTGAGAACAAAGGTGGTCATGACGGGTTCTTGGTGCGTTGGTAATCGCCCACCGCAGTACGCAGGCGCTGTTTGAACGCAAGCATATCATCAAAAACCACTTTGGTATCTTTATTCCTTGAAGCTATGACCTCCAGCAACTGGTCTCGGAATTCCTCCGGGATCAGCGCGGCCACCCAGGTCGTCAGCAGATCCACCTGGGACTCCAGCGCCGCGATGGAATCGTTGGTGCGGATCTTGCGCAGCAGCGCCATCTTGTCGTCATAGGCCTGGATCATGGGAGCCATCGACGGGGCCATGTCCATCAAGATATGGTCGCTGCGCATGCGCTCGTACTTGGAGTCCAGCTTCACGAACTCGCCCAGGGTCTGGGTCGTGTTCGTCATGAAGAGCGCCGCCCAGTCGCTGGTACTGCGGCCGATAGCGATCACGGCCAGCGGTGAGAAGGAGTCGATGTTGTTGCGCTGGAGCGCAGCAGCCAGCCCGTCCTTGGAGTTGGCGAACTCGGACTTCCAGATGTACTTCACTTGCTGGCCACGGTCTTGCACGATGTACATCATGTCATCACCGTGCGCCAGCTTCGTGTAGTCAAATTGCCAGTAGAGCGAGTATTCCGATGATGACATGATGAAGCCAGTCGGAGTGGCCTGGACACGAATCGTCAAGGACCACTTCTTGGCTTCTTCCTCGTTCTCCTGGAACACGAGGGCGGGATCCACGAAAGATTTATGCAGCAACATTGGGAATCCCCGTCCAGTTCACTTCGTTGTAGTCCATCGAGAAACCATCGACGCCCGCGCCGGCCAGATAGCCGTTGACGATGATCATGTGCGTGCGCTTCGTGCGCGGCAGGTAGAGCTGGGTGTTGGGATCTTCCTGCTGGCCCGTGACTTCACGGTTGACCCAGCCAGAGACGTGAGCCAGCTCGACTTGATCGCCGATGTCACGCAGCGAGGCGTTGTCAGGCAGACCCTTGATGTGGTCCACCAGCACTTCGGAGTACCACTGGTTGCGGTTGGCGCATCCCCACCATTCCTTGCCTTCCTGGCGGGTCCACAGCAGATGCTCTTCGGACCAGGATAGCGAGCCATCGGTCAAGCGCATCAGGCGACGATCCCCCAGGATCGGGGTTTCCATCTCGACCACTTCGTCGGCCGAGCCGTCCCAGGCCATGACCATATCGCCGACCTGCACCTGTTCGATAGGCTTCTGCGTGCCATCGGCCATCAGCACCATCGTGCCGGCCGGGAAGCAGGAGCAGTTGCAGTCGCAGTTGCAGTTGGCCTTGGGCCGCACGAGATAGATGTACGCGCCGGAGCGGACGAGATAGTAGCTGCCGGGTCGATACCAGACGCCTGCGCCTTCGTCGTAGGTGCCGGCTGCGTAGACGCGATCTTCAGCGCCCTTGGCGGCGAAGGCGTTTTCGAGGTAGCCGTAGCGCGAGGTGTAGATCTGACCGCCAGCAATCAACTGGTGCCAGTCGGTCAAGAAGCCCTTGCTGCCATAGACACGGACCCAGGAGGCATCCGACATCGTGATGCCGCCTCCATAAGTCTGGTTGTACCAGCCCACAGCGCCGACCGAACGGAACCATCCGGTGTTGTAGATCTCGTTCACCGTATCGCCGACCTTGCCCAGCTTGTTCTGGTTTGACAAGTTGTACAGGTAGTCAGCGTAGCGCTTCGTCGCGGCATGAAGATCCAAGGATGGATCACCGGGAAGCGTCAGCGGGCCGGTCATGGTGTCGCCCGTGCGCAGCACCCGCGTATTGGCGGACGCGGAAGCCGTGGCCATCGCGGTGTCCACGTACTGCTTGTTGGCCGCGTGCATCAGGTTGACGGGGTTGCCGGACAGCGTGAGCAACCCGGTCATGACCCCTCCAGCCAGCGGGATCTTCGAGGCGATGTCGATCTGGAGCAACGCCACGGTGTCGTTGTAGACGAGCTGGCGCGTCAGGTCGAGTTCCAGCGCCCAGGTAATGGGCGACACGCTGTCCAAACGGTACAGCTTGCGCTCGGTCAGATGCAGGAAGGACATGCCCACTTGGAGACCGGCCGTGGGGAACGCCGTACCGCTGTTGCGCGAGATCGCCGTCAGGTCGTTGTTCAGCAGCATCGGCAACGAGTCCGATACGCGCTGTGACTCCGGTATTTGGGTATAGCCTTGCATGTTGAATTCTTCCGTTGATCAATGATGCGATTTTATCCGGGAGCCTTGACAAAGCCCAGGTTTAATACGAGTGCGCGGCCCAGGTAAGCACGCCGTCCGTGCCTCCGGATCCGTCCGTTTTCTGAAGCGAGACCATGAAGCCTGATCGTGTCACGTTGGCCTGGGGGATGCGGGCCACGCACGGGTAAGACGCGCTCATCACGGTAGCCAGCGGCACAGGTGGGACGTGGAAGGGACGAGTGAACGGAACCCACTTCAATCCGGCCGCAGCTTCAGCCGGCGTGATGGTGACTCGGCCACGGTCCAGCATGTCAGGAACGTCCACGTCCACTTGAAGCTTCGTGATGATGCCTCGGTCCCCGGAAGTTGAACTCATCGAGATCCGGTAAAGCGCCTTGTCGTATTCATAGTCTCCCGCCACGAACTGCTGGAAGGGGCTGAACCCGACAGGCGATTGGTTATTCAACATCTCCAGGAAGTCGTCAAACGTAAGGGCTTGAGGACTCGTGAAAACGTCGGAAACGATGATGCTCATGTCGTGTACCTCAGATACTGCACAGTTTCAAACGGAGCCGCTGACATTTCAATGCGAACAAAGGTCTTATCTTCTCGGCCCAAATACAGGCGACGATTGGCGGTATCTTGAACCATCATCATCAGATAACGTTCACCCAGTTCCGGCTTGAACGGGATGTACAAGCTGTTGCCGTCCGCGCCTCCCCATATGAGGGATTCTAGGGTCTTGCTGTAATACAGCGAGTGGCCAGACGAGTCAGTGTGCAGCGTAGTCAAGGCCTGGTTCTCATCCGACATGATGCGGAACCAACCGCCGTAGGTGAATACCGAAGGCAGCGGCGTTGACAGCAGCAGCATCGTCTTCAGCAGCGGGTTATCACCGTCTCCACCTCGCACGTACAAGCCTTGGCCGAACTTGCCGGTGGCATACGTGATGTTGTCCATCGAGACGACGGGAGCTGGGTTGTAGCCGGCTGGGCCTTCCGATACCAGCGTGCCGTTGAAGGTGATCGAATGCCGGATGTTGTCCGGGAAGCCCTTGCGCACAGCGATCTCGGCCTTGTAGCCAATGGACGAGATGTCGCCAGGGATTGTCCACGGTGTCTGGGCGCGGGCGTCGGTCCAGGGGTACGTCGCATCGACCCAGCGCGTGCTCTGGTCCACGATGGCGTCCAGGCCAACGAACAGCGTGTTCTGGGCGCGGAAGACCGTAGGTAGCACGACCGGGAAGATGTACTCGGCGTGGGCGCGGCCATCGTCCATGCGCAGCGTATCGCCGGTCACGACCATGTTGTATCGCGTGCCAGTGAAGCCGTTGACCACCTCATCCGTGGTGTAGATGATGTTGGCGTTGTCCAGCTGCGCGATGTCCGTGGTGACGAACGTGGCGCGTTCCGAATACACCCCAGGCGAGGCGATGGCCTTCAGCCAGAACATGCGCGTGCCAGACGAACCTGCCGTCATGCTGTAGCTGGTGGACTTCACCTTGGCCAAGAACACGCCTGTACCCCACGAGAAGCCCTCGCGGATCTCGTACTCCAGGATGTTGTCTTCCGGGTTCGGCGTCCAGCGCAGTTCGATCCGGTTGTTCGACTGGATGGCGATCACGCCTGTGACCGCGCTCGGGCCTTGGATATAGATCGTCTGGGCCGTGGGCAGCAGCGAGAAGTTGCCCGACGTGTCGATGGCGCGGATCAAGAAGGTGTAGCTGCCTCCTTCGGTCGTGGTCCACGCAAACTGTGTAGCGGCGTAGTCCGTGACCAGCACGGTCGCAGTTTCCCAGTTCGTGCCTTGCCGGATCTCGTAGCCCTTGCGGTCCAGGTCAGGGATCGCATCCCAGCGCAGCAGGATGTCATTGGCGCGGCGACGGATCGTGAAGTTCTTCACGTTCGACGGAGGATCGCTCTTGCCCACCACCACGTAGTTGAACAGCGTCAGCGCGGCGGAACGGTTGCCGAACGAGTTCACGGCCCAGACCACGATGTCGTAGGCCACACCGCTCTCGCACGGACCAAGCAACACGCTTTCCGCAGGGCTGGTGGCTGAGTTCCAGGTGGAGAGCCGGCTTTCCTTCCAGTGGATGTCGTAGCGCTCGATGAGCACGTTAGGCGGGGCTTCCCAAGATGCAAAGATGCGAGCCATCAAGGAGCCGTCTTGCGAGATCATCAGATACTCGGTGCCAGACTCGGCCTTGATGTTCGTCGGAGGCGGTGGGATCAGCGGGTTCTTGAACGAATACTGGACGCTGCCTACAGGAGTGCAGTTGTCCGCGCCGACCTGCTTGTTGCGGTTGACCTCGACGGCGGTGAAGCGGAACTTGTCCGGGCTTCCATCCACGGACTCCCAGTCAACGATACGGAACGGCTTGGCGATGCCGAAGTTGCCGTTGTCTTCGATGGTGTAGACCGTGCGATCCGGCAGGCCATCAGGCACGTAGCCGGAGACCACGCGCAGCTTGTACACCGTACCGACTTGCTCGGGATCCACCACGACCTTCACCAGTCCATCCACGGTCTGGAGCGTCAGCGTGTAGTTCTGTTGAGCCAGGAAGTAGATCGGGTCGCGCAGCTCGATGTAGCTGTTGTGGTAGCGCTTGATGCGCCCAGGCATCGACCAGCCAGGGGTGGGGTCGGCAATGGCAACGATGGTGTAAGGATCAACGATCTTTCCCAGGCGCGCTGTGGTGAACGAGACGGAAGCAGTCTCGGTTGTGGACGTGATCAGGCGATAGTAGCCACGGCGCAGCGCTTCGTGCTCGTCCGTGCAACCGACCATGACCATCTCGGTGTCGATGTTGCCATAGGCCGTGATGTGAGCATCGCTCTTCACGCGGCGCTGGTCGGTATTCCAGTCCAGATCAGGGTTCGTGAACTGGACCTTGTAGTCGTTGTAGCGCGTGGTGAGGTCGGTGAAGCTGTAGTTGAACTCCCCGTTCTCGACGTTCTCCGGTGTGAAGAGCATCTTCGGCTCTTCCCATTTGTCCACACGCAGGTAGATCTGACCAGTTGCGTCATCGAAGATCACGGCACCGAAGCTGCCGGCGATCCATTGCAGCATCTCCAGACCGTTCCTCGCTTCGGTCAGTGCGATGTTGCACGTATAGCGAGGTTGATACCCGCCCTTGCCATTAGGCACGGGTGCGTCACACCACTTCGCCGCCTCGTAGAAGTCGTAGCGGTTGGCCGTGATGTGAGGATAGTATTTCCGCAGGCCGTAGTCGGTGTTCATGATCAGATCCCAAAGGATCCAGGCCGGATTGTTCGTCCAGCCAGTCTTGAACGTACCGTTCCACGGAACCAGCTCATCGTAGATGTGCAGGTCAGGGTTGTAATTGGTTGGGATCGAAATCAAGCGGCCATCATAGATGCCGGAGAAGTCAGGGATCGACCCGAACTGGCTAGTCGCCAGCGCGACGATATGGACCAGCGCCAGTTTGTTGTAGCGGCGGTTCTGCTTCGTGATGACTTGATAGCTTTCCCAGGCGAGATCGGCCACAACGTCATTGTTGTTGTCCGGGTTAACCTTCATGACTCGAACCAGCCAGTCGTCGTCAATGCGCGGCACGTCGAACACGTAGTCCACGTAGTACCCGCTCATGGTCTTGCCATGAAGCTGGGTCAGACCACCGCCGTAGTTCTGCCACCAGCCCGATGAGGCCGGCTTGTATTGGATATAAAACTGAGCGGTGTTGTTGTAGATGCCGTCTTCGTCTTGATAGTACAGCTGCGAGATCGTGAGACGAACTTGGATCTGGTCGATCACACCGCGCAGCGAAGCTTCGGTCTGGCGAGTGATCCACGAGTTCTGGGCCAGCTTCGTACCGACCTGCTTGTTGGAGGCTTCGCCGCCGAGCTTGTAGCTCACGGGCGTGTCACTTTCATACCCGAGCTTCAGGCCCAGGTTGAAAGATTCAAAGTTCATGGTTCCGGCTTCGGCCATGAGAGGCGTTCCGCCGACATAGAAGGTCTTCATCCCTCCCGTCAAACCACGGATCGGGCCGACGCTCAGTCCAAGGACCAGCTCGACGGTATCTCGGGAAAACAGGTTGTCGTTGGTGCGATCATAAGATCCCCCACCGCCGCCACCGCCTCCCGCCCCACGGAAAGGTGCGATCTGCATTTAATAAATCACGCAAAGGTTATCTTGGCCCGAGCCGGTGCTGTTGCAGTAGCCGGCAATGTTCAGGGGCGTTTCGTCATAGCGCTTGGCATCGACGTTGAACGAGAGGTAATGGCCGAAGTGCTTGATACGGCCATAGAGAATGGGCTTGCGAGTTCCGATCTTGACCGTGTTCTGGGTCGCCGGGATGAAGAGCGACGTTCCCCCATCAGAATCGTTCTTGGAGATTTTCGGTGTTGGGGCCAGCATGGCAATGATCCCGCCAGCGATCATCGAGATACCAGAGGCCATCAGTGCGCCACCCCCGGACCAGGAGGTCAGCGCTCCTACCACTACCAGGACGATGCCGACGATGATCTGGAAGATACCCCCGCTCTTGCCGCCAGCGCCTCGCAGAGACGGTACGACATAGATATCAACCACGTCGGTCTTCGCGTTCAACGCATCCTGGGAATCGAAGCCCAGGACGCGCACGACTCTCTTCTCCATCGTTTCAGTGTCGATGCCTTTGACGTACTTGAGAGCGATCAAGGCCTCCGATACGCTCTCAGCTTCGACCTCAATGGGTCGAGGATGGAACTTGTTCAGGTAGCCAAGGAGATGGATCTTCTTCATCGAACAACACCACAAGGTTATTTCTTACGTAGTAGCACCACACGTCCTTCTCTGAAACGATGTAGTGCCTCCAATCTGGCCAGTTCGTGAACGCCGTATAGTCTTCAGGCGACAGGTTCGAACCAGAGTCGGGGTGGGTATGCCATGTGGCTATTGCTTCGTCCTTGTACCTCACGAGATCTGCTGCTGAGATCTCCACCCCGATGTGCGGATCTTCATGAACATTTTGACATTCAATGATGGTTCCGTCACGGAGTATTAGGCCGCAACGTTCCAGGGTCGATACCCACAGGGCCAGCAGATTCTCTTTCATAGCGTGCTCGTATTTGCGGAGTCATCAGGTCGAGGATGCTCACGGTTTCAATGGGGCCATTTCGGTTCTGTTCCACCACATCGGCGTGCCGGCACACATCCATGACGCGGGCGCGCCAGCGGGCGTCCAGCGTGTCCGCCACGGACTTGCGGCCGAACAGATGGTGCAGGAAGTAGCCGTTGCCGACGTAGACGCCAACATGGTTCGGTTCGGGCATGCGCGTATTGACCTGCATCATCAGCACGTCCCCGATCTGGAGGCGGTTCAGCTGCGCAGATTGATCAAGGTAGAAGCCCAGGGCTTCCATGTTCTTGTAGATCACGGATTCCCCTTGGACCACGAGGCCGTTGGGGCGGGCATAGTTGACCATCGGCAGGTCGTAGTGCTTCTTGAACCAGCTGCGCACGAGCTGGTAGCAGTCCTGACGGCCTTCCACGTACTCGATGCCCTCGAAGCCGACGATGTACTTACTGAAGAGAGACATGAGGGTACTCCGGGGGATAGAAGGCGTCAGCCGGCAAGAGGAAGAATTGACCATCAAGGGGTGAGCGCAGTTCGAAGGTCGCAGTGGGCTTGCCCATCGACATGACCCTCGAAATACGCCACACATTCATCTGAAAACGGTTCACGTTGTTGATCACGTCTTCGACGTTGACCCGATACCTCGTGATGGTCGCGTTGTCCATCTTGCCTTGAGCGATAAAGGCCGAGAACGCACCATCAGGGTTGGCCACCGAGAACTTCGGGCGCTTGGCTTCACCCTGGGTGCTCACACCCTCACCTTGGATGGTGAAAGGTATGAACTCCCAGGTGCGGCCTTGCCACACGCGGTCCACCGAAGGATTGATGCAGATGATCGTGCCGCCGCTGTTCTGGTTCAGTTCGATCTTTACCAGATCGACCTGGGCCTTGCCGACCAGCTCGAACGCATCAATGACGTGATCAACAGGAAGATCAGCTCTCATGGTTGCTCAATAAGTTCGATGGAGAAGGGTTCAGTCCACCCTCCCCCGTTCTTAATCCCCTTGGGCAATTCCAACGGGGCGTTGAACTTCACGATGATGTCCCCCAACCAGGGGTGCGGGTACGTGAAGGGCTTGTACAGCCGATGATTCTCATAGAACATCAGCAACGCGCCAGCATTCACCTCCTGCATCGTGGTGGTGTCCATCTTCCCGTCTTCTCCCAGCAGTCGAACCATGGATTCGAAGTTGAGCGTGAAGGTGCGTTGATCAGGCCCGCTCGGAGGGGAATCGAACTGATACGAGTTCCCGAGCTGTACCCGCAGGCCGCTCTGCGGGTACTTCTCCGACACGGTGTGGGCGGGGAAGCTGAAGATGTCATCTTGCAGCGCCATTAAATCTCTCCCATCGCAACTTGGCGAATCAGTTTCTTGGTTTGACCACCACGCAAGACATCATCTTGCAGCGTGACCAGTACGTCCTTCGGACCCATGGACGGCTGCTGGCCTGGAGCCACGATGTACACGTTGGTCATGTCCGGCTCGCGCTTCGTCTGCGGCAGACGAGGCGGCGCGCTGGTTTGGACCTCGCGGCGACCGTAGGTGTTCAGGCCGGTCAGGAAGTCTTCGCCGACCGCCGACACGGCGTCCGTGTTCATCACCACCTCACCAGGGCGCAGCAGAGCGCGTACAGAGTCACGCGGCATGCCTCCAGGCACCTTGCCCCCATTGGCGAAGCGATAGAAGCCCCCAGCGCGGGCCACGCCACCCTGGTTGGCAAAACCAGTCGTGGTGGGCGTAAACACGTCACCAGCGCCCGCAGAACCGCCGCCTCCGGCAGCGCCGCCTACAACCCCCGATACCAGCCCTATCAGGCCTTTGATTGCGGCCATGGCCAGATACTGGTTGGCGATGTCCATCATGGAACGCGCCACGCTCAGGCCAAAGTCCTTGAAGGCCTCGCCAGCAGTCTTGGATCGAGTGGCCACGTCCGACAGGAAGGTGGCCAGCGAGTTCTTCGACGTGGACAAGAACTGGCCATAGCCGTCGATAGCCGTGGCCGTTTCGTCGTTGTCACGAAGGAAGTTCTCGTTGGCCTGCTTCATCCCTTCGGAGAAGCTGACGGGGGCCGGCTTCTGACGGCTGATGGTCTCGTACAGGTTCTTCTGCTGTTCGAGCACCGGCAAACGATCCGTTTCCAGCTTGTTGATTTGCTCCGTGACATCACGACGTTGACGGTTTGCTTCGTCAATCTCCTTCGTGACCATACGGTACTCGTTGGAGCTTTCCAGAAGACCGCTGCGCTTCTGATAGAGCGAACCATCTTCGAGTCCTTCAGTCCCGAGGCGTTCGGTGTACGAGTTGAGCTGTTCCTTCAAGGATTCAGCATCTCGTTCCATCTGCTTCAGACGAGCGGTCACAAGCGCGTACTGAGCACGGTCAGTCACGTCTTGAGCATCAGCAATCTGCGTCGTCAGGTAGTTGCGCTGTACCCCGCTGTACTGGGAGGCGTAGCGCGGATCACTCATCATCTTCTGATCACGCTGATAGCCGCGCAGGCCGGAGTCAATCTCGGCGCTATTGAGTTCAGCTGCAAGAGCCTTGCTGGTAGCCTTGCGACGAGCTTCAATGGCGTCCATGAAGCGTTGAAACGCAACACGATCAGAACGCATGTTGGTGGCAAGCCTACGATCAGCGATGATGTCGTAGCGCTTCTCCATTTCATGCTTTTGGTTCTCCGACTCCTTGGCGATATCCGCTTCTCTCTTGGCTTGAATAGCCAGGAGCTGGTCGTTCACGTCCTCGGTGTACTCGCTGGTTCCCGTAGCCGCGTTGTACTTGGCCTCGTTCGTCTTCTTCAGCTTATCAATCTCGGCGTCATAAGACATATTCGTGAGAGCCTTGATGCGCTCGAAGATAGCCTGAACCACTTCAGGATCCTTCTCGTTCGCAGCTTCACGACGGGACTGTTCAATCTGTTCAGCGATGCTCCGTTGTTGAGCAACCGAAGTACGGTTGATAGCTTGTTCAGCAGCGGCACGAGACCCTGCATACACCTTGTCGATGCTGCTCTTAGATTCGTTCAACAGCTTGATCTGCTCGTTGATCGTGGCGATCATCTGGTCGTTGCCGCTCTTCGTGGCTTCTTCCAGCATGGTCGTCAGTCTACGCAGCATGTCGCCGGCTTCTGTGCGGGCTGAAGCCATCTGCTTGTTGGCTTGCAGGCTGTTGAAGGCACCATACACGCCGAGGCCGGTGGCGTAGTCCGCCGTCCCGGTTCGCATGTTGTAGTTCCGCGTCTCGGCCGGCAGATTCATCATGAAGTCGGTCGAGGTCACACCAGAACCAGGGGTCCGAGGATCACCCTTGGCCAGCAGCTTATCGACGTTGCCCATGCCCCAGTTGTAGGCGGACGTGGCCAGCATCTGGTTGCCGCCGTAGCGCGACAGCAGAGACTTCAGGTAGGCCTGACCCAGCTTCTCGTTGTAGGCCGCGTCGGTCTTGTAGGCGTTCTCATCCCACTCCACACCAGCCAGACGTGCGGCGTCCGGCGCGGTGTTCGGCATGAGCTGCGAGATCCCGATAGCGCCCTTGGGGCTGGTCAGCGGATTGCCGTTGGCGTCGAACTGCTTGCCACCGCTTTCAGCCATCTTGACCGCGTTCCACAGCGCATCGAACGGCTGCGAGGCTCCAGAGGCACGGCTGGCCATGGCGCGGTTTACGCCCTGGATCACAGCCTGCACCTCGCTGCCCAGCGCCTGGGCTTCAGGCGACTGACTGTAGACCGCAGAGGCCTCAGTCTTGCGGGCTTGTTCGGCTTCACGGCCGGCCTTGTCTTGCTCCTGCACCGAGTGCTGCACGGTGCGCAGCGTGGCCACCATGGACTCAGCCATCGCCGAGATGCCCTCGGCGCGACGGAACTCCATGCTTCCATCTGCGGAAGACGAGCGCTGACGGGCAGCTTGACGGTTCAGCTGCGAGAAGGCCGAGATCGCTTGACCGATGGAGCCGGCGTCGTTGGGGAAGGCCTTGCCGTTCAAGCCGAAGGCTTCCATCAGACCAGCGCCAACCCCTTCAGTGCCTTCAATCCCGGAGTCTTTCAGGTACTGCACGATGGACTGAATGTTGTTGGAGTTCAGACCTTCTTGCAGGGGAATGTAGCCGGTCGAGTCACGACCTCCCAGGGTTGTGCCAAGGCGTTTCCCGGTACGGCCTGCGGTCCCCAGCATGAACTCAAGCGTCGAGTATCCGGCGTACAGGTCGGGGAGGGCGAAGGTCTTGTCGAGCGTGCCATCTGCGAACGGGCGGTTGCGCGAAGTGGTGGCCAGCTTGCCGGACTTGTCCTGCGCACGAAGCGTCAAGGTTTCCAGATCGTTGGCCATGATCGACGCATCAATCGCGTAGCGCTTGCCCAGTTCGGAGCGCAGGCGCTGAAGAGCGTCGATCAAGTCTTCGGTCTTCTTGATCGCGCTGCGGTCAAGCGTCACACCGTACTCTTCGAACTGCTTGGCCACGTCGTTGACCTCACGACGCAGCATCGCACCAGATGTATCGCGGTTCATGGCGATCATCTTGTCTTGCACGTTCGTGATGCGGCGACCGATGGTGTCATAGGCCTGAGTTGTCTCTTGCAGCGTGGCCTTCGACTCGTTCACCTTGGTACGTTGCTTCTCGAAAGCATCTTCGCCCTTGGTGAGTTGCATGACGAGGTAGGCCACGCCCGCAGCGGCAGCAGAGACCGCGCCAACATACAGACCGATGGGGCCAAGTGCCGCCGCCCAGGTCGTAGCGCGAAGGATGCTTCCTCCGGGAACCAACAGGCCGGCGATACCGCCCAGCAGCGAAGCCGCGTACTTCAGGCCGACCGCGAACGCGCCGCCTGCCAGCAGAGCACCAACGCCCTGGACCAGCACAGACATTTCCTTCAGCTTGCCTTCGCCATCAGCGATGACTTCGAACACGTTGGTCAGCACCACGGCCATCGGCTTCAGCGCTTCGCTGACCAGCAGGTTGGTCTGGTTCTTCACGCGGTCGAACTGCGCGCCCAGCGTTTGCATCTGGTCGGCGTTGGCACGAGTCGCGGCGTCGGTGTTCAGGAGCGTTTCTTGGAACAGCTCCATCTTCTGAAGGTTCGAAGTCAAGGCGTTGAAGGCCGACGACGAGCGGGCCTCAAACACGTTCATCGCATCGCTGGCCGTGAAGCCTGCGGTCTTCAGGTTCATCAACGCGCCATACAGACCTTGCGTCTTGACGTTGATGTCTTCTTCAACGAGACCCAGGCGCGAGAGCGAATCCTTCAGACCCTTGCTCGGGTTCTCCAGGTCGAGCAACAGCTGACGCATGCCGTTGCCCAGCGTCTGGCCCGTGCCGGTGCCGCTGTCGGAGATCGTCGCGGCAGCAGCCAGGAATTCCTTGAACGACACACCAGCTTGGCTCGCGGTTTCACCAGCCGTTTCGATGGAGGTCTTCAACTTGTCCATCGTCAGGCGAGACGAGTTCACCGCCTGAGCGATCATGTTGGCCACGTCTTCGGTGTCGTTGGCCGACATCTTGAACGCGCCCAGCGAGCCGGTCACGGTGTTCACCGCCATGGTGAAGTTCGCGCCTGTCGCAGTGGCCAGATCGGAGACAGCCTTCAAGCTGCCAGCCATCTGGTTGATCGTCACGCCGGTCTCGGACAGCGCCGCAGCGGCGTTGGTGAGGTCGTCGGCGCTGTAGCGGGTCGTGTTCGACACGGCTTCGATGGTGGACTGAAGACCCTTCATCTGGTCATCGGTCGCCTTCGTGATCGTGCGCAAGTGCATCAGCTCTTCTTCGTACTGAAGCGTGAACTGGATGCCGGCGCGCATGGAGTCCATCAGCGTGCGTGTGGCCGTGTAGTTGGCCAGCAGCTGGGTCTGCATCACCGCCATGCGTGCGGGCCGGTATGCGGCCTGCTGGGCCGCGTTGGCGGCACGGTCACGGGCCTGGAGCCGCGTGTCGTTGTTCGGCCCGTAGGCGGCTGCTGCGCGCTCCGCAGCGCGTTCCTCGCGTTCCTGGGTGACGCGGCGCTGACGACGGTTGGCCTCGGCCGTGCGCTCGGCGGCGCGCATGGCCAGCTCGCTCTGACGCGAGGCCTCCCGCACCTGGGTCAAGGACTCCTGCACAGCCCGCATTTGGGAGGCCGCAGTGTCCGCGCCGCGAGTGCTGCCGGTGTCCATGGCGTTGGCCATGCGCACGCGAGCGCCGGCCTGCCGCAGCTTCAGCTCGGATTCGAGCTGGTCCAGGCGTTGACGACCATTCAGGATCTCTTGCTTGGCCAACCGTGCGGCTTGCTCATCGTTGGCGACCAGCGCCTTCGAATAGTCGAGCTGCGACTTCTCCATGTTGGCCAGCTCGCGGCGAGCCTGGGTCTGCATGCCGATGCTGTTCACAGCACGGCGACGGCTGGCTTCTTCCAGCACGTCCTGCGACTTCAGAAGCTCGAAGCGGCGTTCAGCAGCCTTGACCTGAGCGTTGGCGATCTCCAGGTCCACGCGGCTGTTGCCATAGCGCGATGCTTGCGCTTGAGCTTGTACGCGGCCCTGGTTGAAGGAGGATTGATACGCGGCCTGCGGGCCGGCTTGAGTGATAGCCCCGGACTGACGTGCAGCAGCCAGAAGGCTGCGCACGTCACGGGTCAAGATGGCTATCTGAGATCCTAGGTTGGCGCTTCGAGTATCCGTCGAAGATACACCAGGGATGGACATTCCTTTGAACGCGGAGCTTACCGAGTTCAAGGTCTTCAAGACGCCTTGAAGCGAAGACTCAAGCTTCCTTACGTCATCAAAGACCTGTTGATTCAGGGTGATATCAACTTGCCCTTTATCAACTTGGTTACTGGTGGCCATATCTATCTATTCCCGAAGAGTCGTCGCAGTTGCCCCTGTGCATCTGCCATGTCCTTCGGCCTTTGGTCATCAGCGTCTCCGCTGCCGGCTCGCAAAGTCTGAGATAGAAGCAGGGCAATCGTCTGGAACTGCTGCACATGATTCGCTTGACATTCGCCAAGCTTCAATCTGGTGCGTATTTTAATGTCGTGCTTGGTGTACCGCCAGGAAAGTCTTGGCACTTCAGACGGCACGACATCAAAGGCCCAGCAGATCGCCTCGATAAAGCTCAGGCCTCCGTACCATTTGAGGAAGTGGTCGATGGATCGAGTTGCACTTTTGCCGTTTCCACCAGCTCCTTCAGGGCCGTGTTTGCCTTCTGCGCTGCCACGACCCTCCGAAGCGCGTTCAAGAAAAAATACAGGATGTGCTCCGACACCCAGTCCAACAGCTTGTCGGCCTCGTCCAGCGGGATGTCCATGGTCTTCACGTTGAAGACCTTATCTTCGGGAATGACGCCGTTCTCGTCGCGGGGGGACAAGACCGTGATCAGGGCCACGTCGCGCAGATCCGCGTTCAGCGCGATCTGGGTAGCCGCGTGGGCATCGGGGATGAGCGCGCAAAGCTCGTTGAGCAGCCCAAACGACATGAACAGGTCGCGGGTCTCGCCGTTCACCTTGATCTGGATCCGGTCCAACGGGCGCTTGGAGGCGGGTGCTTGATGGTTCGACATTTAAGGAGTCCTCAATGAAAAAGCCCCACGAGTATGCCTCGTGGGGCTTGGTTCATCAAGGGTATTTTAGATACCCAGATTAACCTTACTTCGTCGCCGTCAGCATGGCTTGGCCATACGGTTTGAAGGTCTCGAAGAACTCGTCCGTGCCGACCAGATCGTACAGCGTCATGGTGAAGGGCAGGTTGCCGAAGTTGTCGGTGCGGAAGGCCAGCGTGAAGCCGGCGGTGATGCGGATCTTGGGGATCAGCAGTGCCACGCTGTCGCCGTTGGCCAGCTTGCCCACGACCTTGGCGGCGAGGTACGGCTGGTTTTCCTTGGAGCCGACGCCCACGGGCTGGAAGGGCTTCACAGCGGAACCCATCGGGATCGCGGCGGTGATCTTCTGCTTGACCGTGAGGGTCTTGGCGGTCGTGTCCACAGACTCGATCTCGCCGATGAAGACGTTATCACCGCTGTTGATCGCTTCCACCATGATCCAGTCGCCGGCCATGATGGTCGAAGCCGACGCCACGGGGATAACGGAGATACCGGCCGGGTCGGCGGCGATGTCGGCGTTGGTCGTGGTTTCGTTGACCGGCAGGCTCGGCTCGTAGTCACCGCCGTTCAGGCCCAGGGCATACGCCAAGTTGCGGGTCGTGTGCTCGTAGACTTCCATCGTGGCGCGAACGGGGTTCGAGGTCATGATGGAGTAGACGGTCGTGTTCTTCACACCTTGCGTCAGCTCGGTGTAGCCGGGTTCCGAGGTCATGGTGAAGTTCTTCACCAAGCCGATGGAATGCTCTTCGGGGTTGAGGTTGAAGAGGTCGGCCATCGGACCAATCATGACCGTGGCCGTCCCCAGCATAAATTGTTCAGTTTTAGCTTCACCAGCCATGTTGAATCTCCGGGTTAAAAATCTGGTTGCGGAATCGTAATCGTGATACCTTCAACAAGCAAAGGTTTTATTAGGTACAGGAACTAACCATGAGCCATCCAGCTACAGAAGAGGAATTCGCCGCGTTCACGTTGCGGATCCCCAAGCAGTTGAAAGAGCAGATCGAGTTGCGGGCCAAGATCCAGCATCGAACCCGCAACGCCGAGATCGTCCACATGCTGACTCATGCAATCGACAGTGCAGTTGCCCGCGATGTCGAACTTCGAAGCAGCATCGGGAAGACTAAAGGTTGAGGGTTGCAGTTGAGTGAAGCGTTACCGCGATCATCTTGAAGTTGCGGTTTTGATCGCCAGACATAGGCAGCACTCGGACCTCTTTACCCACCGTCATCGTTCCGATCTCTTCCCCGTTGGTCTCACGAACAACGGGGATTTTTTTCGTCGGTAGAAGACTGTTGAGCAAGATCCCGGTGGCTTTATCCAGGCGGGTGTTGTTCAAGTCACCTTGGGTGATCACAGCAAACATCACGGTCACGACGACCAGATGGTCGTCAACGTCCATTGTGTAGTTGGAGATGCCGATAAGGTTGCCAGGAGGCAGTTGATCGCTGTCTCCGTAAGCATCAAGGTTGATCACCGGCCCAGAGTTCAGGTTGCCTTGATAGCTCTCATTGAGATCCAGAGAGGGCAATACATCGGTGGCGAATTTGAACAAACTCGCCAGATGGTCAGCGTAAGGATTCAAGCTTGAAAGATCACTCATTTTTTCCTGCCGTTCAATGCGTTCTGGATGATGATGGGTAGCCGTTCAGCTTGATACCAAAGCATGCGAGGGCCGACCAGGGCGCGGTAGCTTCCTTCTCGGTTCATCAGCTTCTGACGAAGACGACCAGCTCGTGGAAGCTGTGATTCAACAACACCTCGTTGCAGCACGTTCTTGCCTTCAAACCGTGGTGCCCAATCAACAACGATGGACACCACGTCTCTTCCATTCTGTACAAGCCGGCCTCCGGCGCGCACACCATCAAGCGTGGTTCCCGCGACGTAGTAGCGCTTGCCGGCCTTGTTGATGGCGGTGTGTGATTGCACGGTCACGGTCAAGGGTCCAAAGATGCGTTCGGGGTTCGTGATGCCGGCCAGCACGTTGCGCAAGCTCACCCGCGTGCGCTCAGATCCGCCAAGGGTCTTCTTCCTGTTGCGAGGTTTGCGAAACCTCGCCAGCTTTGGAAGTTCTGAGTAGACGAAAAAATCAATGCGTCCGCTCTTCTTTTCTTTCACATACCAGGGGTTGAGATCTTCCCACGAGTAGCCGATGTTATCCGTGATCCAGTTGGGGGTGTCGTTCACGTTCTGAAGCAGTCGCCGGAACTCAAGAAAGAAGGTTTGAAGATCCTTCTTAACCTGCTTCTTGATCTCCAGCGCCATGCGGTCAGCGGTCATGGCCATGCGCTCGTTGGTCTGACGCAGAACTTGGTTCTGGATCTGGACCTTCAGGGAAGCGATGGCCTCGGCCGGCGTCATTTGGTTCGATCCTTCGCTACACAGTAGTAGATGCCGTTGTCGAATCGAACGTCCATGATCTGATATAGATCCAAGGCGTCACCGACTGCCACTTCCACACCTGTGATGAGGCGATACGTGGAGGACTTGAAGTCTTCCATTGCTTGCGTGGAAGTCCGACTTTCCACGTTGAAGTAAGCCATATTGTTGATGATGTTCCACGACGACTCGCTCATCGGCAAGTTGGTCACGGGGTGCGTCGAAATTTCACGACGCATCTGCTGCCCTTTAATGGGCGTGTGGAACATGCGGAACACCTTGTCTCGCGCCGTCTTGTTGAAGTAGGCGAGGGTATAGAACTCGTCGCGGTCCACGATCACGTCGCCTGGATAGCAGGCGGAACGATGAGGCGCGCGCATCATCCGCATCACGGACTCGAATGCTTCGGTGGCGGATCGTGCTTGAGGGGCAGAGATAACGCACGGAACCCGTGCGTTGTTCTGCGTCAAGTTGATCACCATCCTGGTCAGGTTGGTGGCACGGCTCATTGGTTCGTTACCGGATCGGTCGGGTTGGAAACGATGAACAGAGTCGGGTACAACTCCGTCACATCAGTGACAATGCCAATATCAACAAGAATCTCGCCCATCCGAGCTTGAAGATCAGCGACGAGACGATCCCAGTCGATTCCACGAAATCGAGTGAACATTGCGTTTTCATCTTGGCGCGTCTGGAAGGTTCGGAGTTGAAGGGAAGGGATGACCTGCAATGCCGCCCAGATGGCGACCAGCTGGTTGGCCCCACGACGAATGCTCGTGATGCCGTCTTTCACCTTGTTGACGAAAGGCGTCTTGTAGCGCTGCTTGAGATCGTAGTAGGCACTGATCGTGTCCACTTCGAAGTCAGGAAGTTCTTCAGCGCTGACACCAAGTACGGCGCGGACGGCTTCCGCATCAGCGTCAATGCTGATGAAGGGCGTGATACCCACGGTCATGCGGCTTTCATACGTGAAGCCTTCAACCTCGTAGCGAGCCAGGATGATGCGCGTCTCCGTCTCGTTTCCGGGGTTGATGGTCATGACCGATGCCGGGAGAATCACGCGAACGGCGGTTCCTTCCACCGCCGTCACCTCATCAAACGGGGATACAGGATCCCCGGCTTGGTTGTAGGCGTACAGCCGAGCGTTACCGCTGTCCGGCATGATCGGCACGCCGTCCGCCATGGCTTGCATGGTGAACGAAAATTCCCTGCCAGTGAATCCCCACAGCATCGTGGTCTCCCGTTATGCGCGGCGACGGCCGGTCTTGGCCGTTTCCTGGGCCTGAGCGGTCTTTTGCTCATCGACCTTGGTGTCAGCGGGGGTCTCGGTCGAAGCCGCGCCCTGGCTCGTTTCCTGGCCCTCAGCGGCCTGCTGGCCGTTGGCCTGGGTCTCGGTGCCGGTCTCGGTCGAAGTCGCGTTCTCGGTGCCTTCCTGGCCCGCGTTCTCGGTGCCTTCCTGGCCCGCGTTCTCGGTGCCTTCCTGGCCGGCCGGGGTGGCCGCAGCTGCGATACGGTCGGCTTCTTCCTTGGCCACGCGCTCGGCTTCTTCCTTCTCGGCCTTGGCCTGGGCTTCTTCGGTCGTGTCCGGCGCTTCCGCGTGCCACTTGCTCAGGAAGGCGTTCATGGCGAGGTGTTCGTCACCATCCGAGTCCTTGAAGAACTTGGCCAGTTCAGCGTCGGTCGCGTCATCCTTCAACTCGACATCGAACACCTTGATCTGCGGCGTCATCGGAGGCACGGTGCCACCGGAGCGCTGCTTGATGAAGTAGGTGTTGTTGACCACATGCGGGCGCTTGCTGTCGATGTAGTCACCAGTGGAGGGGTCCACCAGCATGATGTTCGACAGGGCTTGGACGAGCAGTTTCTGTTTCATGGTTGAAGCTCCAAGGTTTGAAGTAAAAAGGCCCGCCCGAGTTCGGGCGGGCCTTTGTGCCTACATGCTGGCTGGATTACGCGGTCGTGTCCAGGATCGAGCGCGTGTCGCCGAACACCAGACGGTAGCCGGTGTTTTCCGAGCGAACGTAGGTGATCGCTTGGTTGACGATGGAACGCTCGTTTTCCGAGATGTTCGAACCCGCTTCCAGCAGCTCTTCCAGCGTTTCAGCCTTGGTGTAGCCCACCAGCTTGCCGGCCGGAACGGTGGACGACAGCTGGAAGTTCACCGACTGGTTCAGCAGCGGGATGTTGGTGTTGATCTTCGGCGTACCGGCCGCGACCAGCTTTTCGATGTCGGTCGTGGTGCCGTACAGCGTGGGCTGGAACATGAACAGCAGGTCAACGAAGATGTCGTAGTTGCCGATGATCGTGTCGATCGGGCGACCTTCCTTGGCGGCTTGCATCAGCCACTTGGCCAGCGCCTTGTAGTTCTTCGACAGGCCGTCAGCAGCCACGCCGTCGAACGACGAGATCGGCACCACCGGAGCTGCCGGGTTCACGCCGTCGCCGTTGATCAGGATCGACGTGGCGGCGCGGACCTTCGAGATCTCCAGCTCGCGGGCCACGCGGGCGGCGAACGGGGTCATGATGTCCAGGCTGGCGCGACGGTTGAATTCGTAGCTGGTGCGGTAGCCCGAACCGTGCTTGTACATGCCGACCGCTTGTTGCGTGGTGCGCAGCGAGCGAACCGGGATGCGGCCCAGTTCCGACACCGAGTAGGTGCCGCGCTGGTCGGAGTCGTCTTCCACGAAGGTCGAGATCATTTCGGCACCGTTGATGGTGCGCGATTGGGCGATCAGCGGGGCGACGGTTTCCAGCTGGTCCTGGCGGTTCTTCCAGCGCAGCACGTCGTCCATGACTTCGGGGAACATGGCGCGGGTGCCGGGGTAGGTCTGGAAGGTCTCGCTCGCGGCCTGGAGGATGACGCCTTGTTCCAGGTCGTTGCGAACCGGCAGGTTCAGGTGGGACAGGGCGGCTTCATAGCCGTTCAGGCCTTCGTACTTGCGGGCGTCGTCGGCCTTGGACATGCGGGGGTCGATGGCCAGCACGAGGTAGTCGCGCAGGTTCAGGCCAACGTCCTTGGCGCGTGCGATCAGCTTCTGGCCCGAAGCCACGGATTCGCTGGTGCTCTCGGCCTTCAGGCCGACCAGCGCGTCTTCCGGCGATTGACGCTTGATGTCGATGAGATCCATGTTCTATTCCTAGAGATCTATGTGAGGTTGTGTTGGAGCGGGTTGAGAGCCGGAATTACAGCTTCAGCAGCACGACGGTGGTGGCGTTGATCTTCTCGACGCACTTCCAGCGCTTGACCACTTCGTCAGCCGCCAGAGCCTTGCGCACCGAACCCGCGCCGCCACCGATGGCCCAGTCGCCGGGAGCCAGGGCGTCCGCTGCCTTCAGGGGGTAGTTCACGCCCGCGTTGGTGTTGATCGTGCCGACCTTGATGCCTTCTTGAACGCGGTCTTCAACCGTTTCCAGGCGACCGTCGATTTCCTCGCCGTCGCCGGCCAGGGACACGGTGTTGGTGCCAGTGACACGCACGGCCTTGCCGATGTCAGCCTTGGTGATGGCGGCATTCAGCACGAAGGTGTACTGCGAGTCTTCGTGGAAGTGGCCGCTCAGGGTAACGCCTTGACCGATTTGCATTGTGTTCTCCAATAATCGGTGGGTTGATGATTAACGGCGCGCCGACTTGAACGCGCTGTTGCCCGCCGAAGCGGAGAGGTCCGTCACACCGGTCTTGTCACCGTTGGAACGGGGGTTGTTGATGACGCCGGCCTTCAGCACTTCGACCTGGGCGTTCACGACGGTCAGCTTGGTTTCCAGCTCGGCCTTGGCGGTATTCGCGGCGGCGAGTTCGACCTTGGTGGCTTCATGAGCGGTGTTGGCTTCGGTCAGCGAGGCCTGGGCGGTGGCCAGCTCGGCTTGAACGGCGGTCACAGCAGCGCCGGACTTCAGGCTGTCGCGCTCGGCGGTCAGCTCGGCCACTTGTGCCTTCAGAGCGGTTTCGCTCGCCGTCAGGGTGACGACGGAAGCCTTCAGGGTTGCTTCGCTGGCGCTCAAGGCGGTCAGGCGGTCGAGGGTTTCTTTGTCCATGGTGTTGGAACTCCGAGGATGGTCTTTGGTTGTTGCAATAAGGAAGGTGGCTTCGGGGGAGATCCCGCTTGCGGCCAGTTTCTCGTAACGCTCCGCGCCAAGGCGCTGCTTGGAGCGGCCCAGAATCTTCGCGTTGTTCGAGGCACCCTTGGACACGAGCGAGGTTTCGGTCCACGCCTCCATGCCGTTGAGGTTCAGGTGAACACCGTTCTCGCCGATGACGTGATCGTTGCCACACGTCTGGTCGAGAAGGTGCATGATCGTTGCTTCAGAACCGAGGTAGTCCCAGCCGCATTCCGAGCACATCATGGTCTTCGTGCGCAGCGTCACCGACACTTCGTCAATGATGCCGGCTTCCATCTTCTCGATCTTGTCCGTCTCGGAGGCCGAGATGTAGAACTGGGTCACGAGATCCATGGAGCCGTCGTTCATCGGCGACGGCAGCACCTCGGCGTAGAAGAAACGGCCCAAGGGCAGTTCATCCCCCATCGGGTGCAGCGTGTGCAGCGGCACGAAGCCCTTCTGCGTATTCAGATAAGAAGCCATCTCCATCAGCGTCGAGGTCGAGATGCGACCTTTATCGAAGATGGAGCCGCGCTTGCTGATCGGGCGCGTCGAAGCAGCCACGCACTCGAATGCCACGACCTTGGACAAGTCGAGGTCTTCGCCGCCATTGTTCGCCTGAATGCGGGCTTCAATCGCGGGGGTGATCTTTATGCTTTTGGCCATACCAGTCTGGTGAGTAAAGTGGGCTTCGGTGAAGTGCCGGTATTATTTCGGCCTACACCATTTAAGTCAAAGAGTTTCTACTTCTTGGTGCTTGATGGTTGCTTCTTGACGGTATTGCTTCTTGCGTTCTTGCCGCCTTCCGGTGCCAAGGACTTGCCCATCGGATCCGAGTTGGGGCTGACGCTCTCCACGTCGATGCCGCTTCCGACCGCGCCTTGCCCCATCAAGAAGTTCGTGCCGGACAATTCCGGCGCGGAGTCCGGCCGCAACCGGCCGTACATCTGAAGGTGGTATTCGTCGTCGCTGATGATTCCCAGCGACAGGTCTTCCTTCAGGCGCGCCGCCCGCATGGTGTATTGCGGTTCCAGTTCGGTATCAGGGCGCATCTCAGAGGGACGGAAAGTCACCTCAACCCGGGAGGCTGAACCTTGGAGCCGGATGGCAAGGGTCAGCACGCTGGCCATCAAGTCAGCGATGGGGTTGTTCAGCTCTTCAGCGTTCATGGTGAAGAGCCGCGCTTCCACCGTGGCTGTGTTCACGCCGGAGTTGCCGCGACCTAGGATGGTGGCCATCGTGCGCAAGCCGGCTTGGTTCTGGGCGTTCAGCGTGTCGATGACCTTGCTGATATCCAGCGCCATGCCTGGGGACTTCTCGTTCATCATCGACACTTCGACCGAATCAGTATGCACGAAGGCTTGATCCGGTCGGATGTTGGAGATGGCCGCTGAGATCTGGCGCATCTGGTTTTCGATGTAGGTCCGCAGCTTTTCAGGATCCATGCGGATCTCGACAGGCGCTTTCTTATTCAGCACCTCTTCGAGCACCTTGGCTTCCATGCGGGGGTAGCCGGTCAGCTGCATGATGCGGTACAGGTCGTTGATAACCTGCTGGCGTGCAGCGATGGTGTTGATGGACGAGACGAACGGCGAGTAGGTGTACATGCTCGTCGGGTCACGGCGGTGGAACTTCACGAAGAACGTGGGAATGTCCAGAACCAGGGTCTTGCCATCGCTCGTCTTCTGCTGCGGCTTGTAGACGCCGGGTTGAGGTTCCACCCATTCGAGCGTGTCAGGATCGACCATGCGGAACTCGCTGATGGCGAAGTTCTCATCGAACACGGCTTCAACCGGCAGAGCGCCGCAGCGCAGGAGCAGGTAGCGCAGGTTCTCGCACACTTCCTTGATCGACGGGCGCAGCTGGAACCCTTTCGAGTAGTCGCTGCGTTGCTCGAAAGCCTGGAGGATGGCGTTCAAGATCTTCTGGCCTTCGCGGTCGATGGCTCCGTCCACGTCCTTGACCAGCGGCTGCATGTCGGTATTCGCCATGGTCAAGTAAGCGTTGACCGCAGCCGAGGTGTCAGGATCCTGGATGAACAGGCTCTTGATCAGCTCACGCGAGTTCGACGCCGAGCGCGACGTGAAGATGTCGGTCAGGTGGTCGCGGTACTGCGGCACCGTCAAGACCTGATTGGGGTCGCTCGGGTTGTAGTGGCCAGGGATGGACACGCCGGCCTTGTTCGGCTTCTTGGGCAAGACCAATGCTTGGAGCTTGCCCAGCAGGCCGCCGCCCTTAGACGAAGAGGATGTTTGCTTGGTTGCCATGGTTCACTTTGTGCGATGACTGCCCGAGCGGCAGAAAGATGTTGGAGTTGAATGGAGATTGCGCGAAGGATACCCCAGCGACCGACACGGTGGAACGAGTATCTGGCGCTTCCTTCGCGCCGACGCCTTCCATCCTGATCTTGACTGCCGTGACCAAGAAGCCCAGCGAGTGGAAATAGTGGTCGTTGTTGGTCAGCTTTCGCCACGTTGCTTCGGTTTCAGGAGTCTCTTCGCGCACCATGTCCCGGAAGTGCTCGGTGATGGTGTTCTTTTGAGTTCCGTAACCCGAGAAGCTGATCTTTCCCTGGCGGACGAGACGTGCGACATCATCAAGGAGAATGGTACGGTTGGCCTGCGCATACAGTTCATTGCCTCCTGCATCCTTCACGATGTTGACTTCTTTCTGGCCGCGATACTCGATAGGCAAGATGAGACCATTGGTCTGATCACGAGCCGCGTCAGCAGTTGGCGTGTAGGGGTGGCGGTCGCAACCGCCGCCGAACAGTCGGTAGTCTTTCTTGATGCGTTCGATCACCTGGGGCAGCTGATCAACCGGACAGGCGATGAACTCGCGGATCTCCAGGTCGAAGAGGCTGAAACCTTGGCCCACCACGATGTGGACGGTCTGGCCCATGTCGATGCCGACCCAGGCCGGCACGCCGATGAGCGGAGCCTTGACCAGCATCTCATGCGTGAAGCACTGGTGGATTACAGGCACCGACAGGCGCTCGTTGCCGCCTTCGTTGGCTTGGCCCAGCACGGTGTTGTGCCAGCCGCGCAGGTTGTCCAGCTGCTTGTACTTGAACAGCTGCTGGACGACGTATTGGGGCGTCAGGCGCTCGGTCGAGAACGTGCGCACGCGGTAGCCGCGTGAGTGCGTGCGGTTGGGGAACTTGGCAACCCATTGCCGGCGCTCATGCAGGCCGACGTTGATGGGCTTGTGGCATTTCTCGCACTTGATGTGCATGCCGAGGAAGTCCATCTTGCCCGAGTCGAACATATCCGGCTCAAGCTCTTCGAAGTCCATGCTGTCGGGCATGCCGTCGAGATGGACGAAGTTGCGGTTGAAGAGCGGCGTCTGATGGTGGTTGCAGTGCTCGCACTTGTGCATGTACTCGTGCTGATCACTGTTCTGGAAAAGCTGGTCGATGCCGTAGCCTTCGAAGGTCGGCGTCGAGAACTTGTGGTTCAAGCCCCAGTCGGAACCTTGCAGACGCGAGTTGAACAGCGCCAGCATGGCTTGATTGGTCAAGTCCACTTCGTCGTTGGCCACCATGTCGGCTGTGGTCGCGGTCGCGTCACCTTCCGTCGCGCCCGTGATGTACATGAAGGATCGACCTACCTGGATGATGGACTTCGTGCGCGTCGGCTTGGTCGAGTTGCCGACTTGCTCAAGGTTGAACACCTTGTCGTTGTCAACGATGGGTCGAATACGACCGGTCGAGATCTTCTCGAACATCTTCTCGTTGGGCAACGTGTAGATGACGTTGACGCCCTTGTATCGAGCGATGAAGGCGAGCACCTTACGGATCTGAACTTCGGTCAAGCCGACCTGAGACGGCTTGATGACGTTCAAGTCCGTGTGCATGTCGTCGGCGATCTGCTTCTGGAAAGGATAGCGCTTGAAGCTGAAAGGCTTATCGTTCAACCTCGTGTTGGTGATCATCCAATCACCGGCCGTCATGCCCTCCCGATCCGTCGCATAGCGGTTCGAACAGCGGTCGAGGAAGGTTTCAATGAAGTGGTTGCTCATGACGGCCCTGGTTTGCTAGGACGCTATTCTCGCCCAGGACCGGGGTGTGGCACAAAGGAAACCTGAAGGTCGAGCCTTTATCGTATAAAGACCACGGTGTATCCGATACCCGAGGGGCATTTATCGTATAAACGATAGATTTTCGTTCATTGAATCTTGCCGGTGTGGGAAGATGCCGTCCTCCCCCTCCGAAGAGCAAGAAATGAGCTACCACTATCCTGACCTGGGCGAAAAGGCGGAATGGGCCTTGGGCATCATCGCCACGCTAGGCACCGAGAACGCGGACTACTTCCTCCACCAAGACTGCCCCTACGAGGGCCGCACGCTGGTGCTGCTCCAGGCCATGTGCCAGACCCCCAAGGATGCGCCTGCCGCGCCTGCCACGGTCGTCACGGACGACGAGGTGGCCAGTATTGACACCACGATTGAACAAGACCTGCTGGCCGTGCTGAAGGATCTGAAGCACTACGGGGCCACGCTGACCAATGCCGACCAGACGGAAAAGATGTCCTACTTCCGCACGGTCACGAGCCTGCTTGAAAAGCTGACCATGCTGCGCGAGCGCGCCGTGGGCGTCAAGCAGGTCAAGGAATTCGAAGGTGCCGTGCTCGGCGTCATGGAAGAAGTCCTGACGCCCGAGCAACGCACTCAAGTGATGGACGGCCTCCGCTCCATCTTGTCCAAAGGGCGTAATGAACCCGTCGATCTCTCTACGGTGGAAGAATAAAAATGTCAACTCGTCAACCTATCTTTGCCCAGACCGCGCCGGCCTACTATGCGCGGAACCTGCCGGTCATCCCGCTGTATCCCCAGGATAAGAAGCCGATGCCGATGGACTGGTCTCGTTACCATGACCAGCCAGTCGAAGACAACGTTCAGCAGCAGTGGCTGCATGCCCATGCTGATTCGAACATCGGTATCGTGCTGGGCGCGCAGTCGGGCATCGTGGCGCTGGACATTGACGCGGTGGACGAGCGGATCATCCGCGTGATCACGGCCTTGCTGCCTCCGTCGCCCTGGGTGCGTATCGGCGCGAAGGGCATGGTCATGGCCTTCAAGTACACCGGCACGTCCACCTTCCGCATCAAGAACACCGATGGCCAGACCATCTGCGAGCATTTGTCAAGCCGTACCCAGGTCGTTCTGCCGCCGTCGATCCACCCGACCACGAAGCGCCCGTACACGGCCAACGTCGAGCTGCTGGACGTGATCGACACCTTGCCGGCGCTGGATCCTAACATAGAAGCGATCCTGCGCGCCGCGCTCTCCGAGGCCGGTTGCGAGTTGTCGCACTCCGGCTGGACCAAGACGCTCGACTTCGCGTCGGCCGGCTCCCGTGATACCAGCTTGACCGAGCGTGCTGGCCTCTTTGCCTACGCTGTCCTGCGCGGCGACCGCACGCTGAAGGAAGCCATCGGCATGCTGCGCTCGTATGCCACCGAGTTCGTGGAGAACGTGGCAGGCGACCCGGTGGACGTGGAGAAGCACGTCTCCAACCTCATCAAGTTCCTGCATCGGGACGTGATCGACAAGCAGAAGGCGCTGCCCGTGGGTTGGGACGCCGACATGACCCCCGACGAAAAGAAGGCCTATGGCCTGGAGTTCGAGAAGGAGCATGAAGAGTGGTCCTACGACTATATCGTGGACTACCTGAAGGACGAGTTCGAGCGCTTCCCGAAGGAAAGCCCGCAGCGTGTTCTGTCCATCGACAAGGCGCTGGCCAAGATCGCCGCGTCGAAGACGCTCAATCGCCTGGAAGAAGACCGGCTCTTCGACTACATCGCGTCGGCCGGCCAGCTGGGCATGAAGGTTGCCTCCTTGAAGGCCCGCGTGAAGGACTTGCGCAAGGGGACTTTGAAGGGTGAGGACCAGTCGGAGCTGGCTCGTGCGCTCATCGCTGACTTGGAACTCATCCATCCGGTGCGCCACCACAACGGAATGGTCTGGAAGTGGGCGGGATCGCACTGGGAAGTGATGGATGATCAGATCTTGCTGGCCAAGATCTCGACCGAATTTGGCCATCTGCAAGCCTGCCGCAAGCATTCGGACATGAAAGGCATCTTGAACGTCATGAAAATGCTGCTGCCGCAGCAGATTAAGACGGTTGAGGTGAAGGGCGTGAACTTCGCCAATGGATTCTTGACCGAGAATCTGTCGTTGCTCACGCATGATCCGCAGTTCGGCATGACCTACACGCTGCCGTTCCGCTATTTGCCCGAGCAAGCCAAGAACGCACCTATGTTCTTCGAATTTCTTGAGCGCAGCTGGAGTCAAGACGAGGACTACCAAGAAAAGATCATGGCGCTGCAAGAAGCGCTCTGCGTGACGCTTTTTGCAGTGGCTCCGCGTTACCAAAGGGCAATTCTGTTGCAAGGTGCTCCGAAATCGGGCAAGTCGCAGCTGTTGAAGATCGCTGCGGCGCTCGTGCCGGACTCGGCCCGCTGTGCTGTGCCGCCTGATATGTGGAGCGACAAGTTCATCCCGACCACGATGAACGAAAAGCTGCTGAACGTGGCGGGCGAGCTGAGCGAAAAGAAGCTGATTGATGGCCAGAAGTTCAAGGACATCATTGATGGATCAGAGATGAGCGGCCAGATGAAGGGCGGTCAGATCTTCGTCTTCAAGCCGGTGTGCGCTCACTGGTTCGCTGGCAACCATTATCCGAAGACAGACGACACATCGGAGGGCTTTAACCGTCGATGGTTGATGCTTCAGTTTAGTAGGCCGGTGCCACCTGAAGAACGGAAGTTGGATTTCGGCGATACCATCGTGGCCAACGAGCGCGAAGGCATCGTGGCGTGGGCTGTTCAAGCAATGGGCCGGTTGAGGGCCAAGAACGAGTACACGATCCCGGAATCGCACAAGCAGATGATCCGCGAAGTGGCCAACTTGAACAACTCTGTACGTTTTTTTCTCACGGAGAGCGGCAAGGTGCGGACGGCCAATCTCCAACTGGTGTCGTCCGCTGGAGAGAAGATTACGAACCCCATGTCAGTGGAGGAATCGAAGATTTACGGGGCATACTGGTCATTCTGCATCGGGCCGGCGTCTGCAAGGCCAGTTGGATCCACACAGTTCAGAGCGAAGATGCGGGAGCTTGGCACCGAGTTTGGATTCAAGATTACGATAAGAAACACGCCGCAAGGGGCTCAAGAGGTCGTGTACGAGAATATTACGCTGATAAGTCAGGCCGCTTCGTCTCAGTCGAACTCACAGCCTTCTGGCAAGACGCCTATGACCGCCTGAAGCGCTTCATCCTCAATAAAGAGACCTACTAGGTACAAAAAGCCACCATCAAGGTGGCTTTTTCATGCAAAAAGAAAGGGAGCCTGTTTCCAGGCTCCCCTTGACTTCCCTCAAGTCAACTCATCGTCCTCTGCTGCTCAACATTGGACCGACACATCTTCTCATGATTCGCTGTCTTTTGCACGATTTTTATAGTCGATCATGAGTCCTTTCAGCAACGTCTCGGCGTCCACAGCCCAGTTTTTCGGGTTGTGGACCAGTTTTTTGGCCTCCGCGTACTGTTTTTGCGCCTCTTCCACGGTATCGAACGTACCAAGATAGAACCTTCGACCTTTGTAGACCTGGGCGCGGTAG